GTCTCGTTTCGACAAGTCTACTATGCGCCCAATCTCAAGCGTTACCATGTGTTTATGAAGTTCGTTCTCGTTCATTTTCCCCTCTTGTCTTTGTGGAGGCGGACGGAGGTGACGGTGAGTGGCATAAATTCGTATCCCGCCCCGCCGCAGTGATAGCAGTTATTCCCGCTCGGTCGCCCGTGTGATGTGCCGGGGGAATTGCTGCTCGATGTCCAAATTGTCTCCTTGCCGCTTCCCCCGCAGTATTGGCAGCAAGCGTGAAGCGAGCCATCGCCCAAACGAACCACGGTGATAGGATAAACCGTGAACTTCCGGCGCGTCCTCACCCTCCCGGTAGCGGGTTTCGTGGAATGGGTCATAGAGTTGCCTCCACATGTGAACCATCTTTGTCCCGGATGACTCGGAGCACCGAACTCGGTGCGAAGGCTGTATCTGGGACGTGAGAAATGATGTACGTAGGCAGTTTCCCCCTCACGGATACTATGTAGGAGAGGACTCGCTCCATGGAATCCGCGTCCAGACCTTCGAAAATCTCATCAAAGAAGGCCACGTCCACCGCCACCCCGGCGTAGTCCTGCATGAGTCTCTGCCACGCAAACATCATTATCATGTCAATGCGTTGCTGTTCCGAATTGGAAAGCGATGTGTACGGAGCGATCTCTCCGCCGTTGAGTACCTCCAGAGAAATCTTGTCTTGAACGTTTCCAGACTTGGAGGTCGTAGTGCTGGACATCTGGACCGCGAGAAGTCCGTCCGTGAGGCCGACCGAAGCCTCGAGCGCGTAGGCGTTAAGCTGTTCTATGACCGAATCCATGAGCAGCGACATCACGCCGGACCTCTGGAACGCTTTCCACCAGAAATCGTACACGGCAAGTTTCTTCATGAGAGCGCGACTCTGTGCCTGAAGTCGGGTTATCTGTCCACCTATCGTCTGAATCTGTTCCTTGAGATGTTTCTGGAGGTCGGTCTTACCCTCCGCGACAGAATTTAGCTTGGCTTGAGCATCCTCTATGTAACGACTGCAAATGTTGATTTCGTCCATGAGTGCCCAGTATTTCCTGGCCTCTATGAGTTCTTTGGACAATTCCTGTCTCGCCCTGTCTATGCCGCGTAACAGTTCTTCTGATGCTTCACGCATGTCGGCCTTGTGCCGATTCGTCACCTTCTGCTTACACGTCGGGCACGTGTCCATCTTGCCAATCTTGGCCAGGGCGTCTTCCGCAATTTCCCGGTTGCGTTTCTGAACACTGAGTTCCGCTTCCACGGTAGCCACCGGACGCGGTGTGTTCATGTTGTCGGCAGGGAGTTTCGCTTCCAGGAGTCTCAGTCTATCCTTTTGTTCCTTGATAGCCTTTTCAAGCTCGGCTGTATTGGAACGCGTGTTGGCTTCGAGAGTTTCCTTGAACTCGTCCTGCTTCTCGCAGAGGACGCTGATTTCGCTATTGATGGACCTATCGTCCCCGATGGCTTTTGTCCGTTCGGCTCCAACGCGTTCACGCGCAGTGTGAAATCTCTCAAGGTCGATGAGTTCTTCAAGGAGTTCCTTACGAGCTGAATCACCTGCTCGAGTGAGGCGGAATGAATTGTGACCGAATAGAGTACAGCCGAGGAAGAGCACTGGATTGATACCGAGAAACTCTTCGATTCGCTTTTGGTTGAGCGGGATGGTGCCCATTTCGACTTTTTCATCGTTTACCGTGAATTTAAGCGATTTACCTGCCACGCGTTCTACGGAGAACTTCACACCGTCTTTTGAACCGTGAACTATCACGAGAGCAGGGTGCTTGGACCCGCGACGCGTCACCGTCTTTTCCTCACGGGCAGTCACCCCGGTGATTCCCCACAGCAGGGCCTCGTAGATGGAACTCTTCCCGGCCCGGTTCTTCCCGATGACAGGCGTGAGTCCCGTCTTTGAATCTGAGGACGAGCTGATGGTACTGCATGAAGCTTTCGGCTACGATTCCCTCAATATGTATCACCGGAGCCCTCCGTAAAAATTATCATCGTCTCCCTCATCTTCGAAGCCGCCGATAAACGCAAGGAACGCGATCACAGCCACCGCGATCAGAGCTATTCCGGTAGCTATCCCTATCGCAAGCCATGGATTCATTTGTCCTCCAGGAATTTTATGCCTACATCCACCATCTTTTTGATATCCTTATCCTTGATACCCTCCCGCCGTGCGTACTCCTCCAGAAGCTCACGATCGGTTGCCGCCTTTATCTTGCGGCCTTCCTTCAGCTTCGGCTTAACGACTACCCGAACATTAGACCCCACAGATTCATCGGGCGGAGCATCGGTGACGAGACGATAAAAATTCCCATCATTCGATATCTGAGACGGATCGTCCACGGTTATGAATTCTGGGTGTTCGATTCTGTAGGTAGCAGGAAGGCCTGCTCCTGTGTCAATGAGCACGCGGTGATGCTTCTTATCGCCGAAGTTCATCGGATAGGGGGCACCCACGATGTAGATGTTCTTACCGATGACCTGGGGTTCATGTATGTGGCCGCAGTACACGCGCTTGAAGTTCTTGAGGAGCTTCGGGTCCACTCCCTTGAGAATCGGGCGGTTGTAGGACGCACCGAAGACTGATTGGTGCATATAGAGCACGAAGTCTTTTGCCTTACTCGGAGCGACGTGCGTCTCGAATCCTTCCTTGCAGAACGGAATGAATACCTCCATCTCACCGCTCTTGGACGGGCAGAGGGTGGGTTCAGTGATGACGGTCGTTATCCCGGCCACACCCTGAAGCATGTAGGCCGTGTTGAAGACCTCCCCCTCCATGGTGATGTCGTGGTTCCCGGTGAGGATGATGATTTCCTTGAGGCTGGACCGGGACGCGGCTCGTTCGATCGCCTCCTTGCACAAATTGAACGCTTCCGGTTCCACCTGCCCACGCTTGTGGAACACGTCCCCGAGGTGGATTATGCGATCACAACTTTCCCGAGCCCCGATTTCAAGTGCCTTCCCGAACGCCCGAATTTGAAGTAGTAATCGAGAATTGACCACCTTCTCGTAGTTGGCAAAGTCCTCGTGATTCCCGAAATGGGTGTCGGAGATGATCAGTGTCTTCATTGTGCCCTCAGAAAGTATGCGGCGAGGCCGATCAGAAGCACGGCGTACCAGAAGAGCGGATTGCACGCGGCGAACTTGACGTGCCAGCGCAGGTCGTTGAGTGTCATTTCTTTATCCTTTCATACCACATACGTTGTGCGAGCTTCAACTTCCTCACATCCACCTTCGACTCGTCTATTCCTGCCAGCTTCCAATGCTTCTTCTCCACCTTCGGATGACACATGAAGAACTCCGGGTTGAGTATCCCGTTCTTTACAAATAGAATCATACGCGGAATGTCGTCTCGGAGACGTAACCTGTCGAACGCATGGAACGAAGCATGGATGTCTGCATTTTCATCCTCTGGGACTTCTTCCACAAGAAACTGTCGAACGAAAGTGTTATAACGGTCCACCGCTTTTGACTTATTGGCAAGGACGTTCGGTGGGGGATACGGAGCGTGAAAAATCTTTGAACACCATCCGGCTGGCATTGCGAAGAAACAGGAAAGAACGTATGCATGTATGTCAAGATTGAATTCCTCACAAAATAGAGCGATCTTCTCGAAGCTCGAACGGCTGTTGAGGAATGAATAGGCCAGTTCCTTGGGGCTGGATAGACGCTCGTTGACATACTTGACGTAAATTGCACGGACCATCTCGGCACGCGCACTCGCGCTGGATGGCGCACCCACCACCATATACTTACTTGGTAGCTGTGCGCCATCCGGTCCATATTGTGCTTCAATCTTAACATAGCCCTTCTCCACAAGGTCCACGATTTGCGCTCTCGCGCTTGCCTGGGAAAGCCCCGTTTCCTCTGCTATCTGCTTCAATGAAAGCTGTATCCATTTTCCACCGCCTCTGATACGAATGAGATCATAACAGTCCATGCGCGGCATCCTCCCATAGGAGAAACGCCGGGACCCCAAACTCGCTTTCACGGCGTGAGCCATTCCAGGTACACGTCAAGGGATACCTGAAAGCGAATCAAGGGTCCGTACGTTTTTCCAGTGGGGGACGGCGGTCATGGCACCGATAACGGGCGAGGTGTTGTATGATGGTGCTACGAACGAAGCACATGCCGACAGGCTTCAGGGACCATTCCTTGCCGACCTGCCTCCTCCGCTATAAAAGACACGCGCACACGCGTACGAACTCTACGGACGATGGGAGTTGGTAGATGACAGCTAGCAGTCATAAGGGAGTCCCTATGGAAGAGAAAAACAAGTTTTTCTCTTCTGGTGGCCAAGAGCAGGCCACCCCTTTGATTGCTTGCCAGAAATGCCAGCACTTCCGCGCTCACCACACCCATTTCACTGAAGGGATTTGCTTCCGGACGGGCAGGTACGTGTGGACTACCTGCCTCCCCAGCCCGGATTGGTGCCCACTCAAGTTTACAGGAGACCATTAATGCCACACAAGTTCACCAAGCGTCGTGAGGTGCTCGTCCCGGAGACGACCTTCAACGACAAGCTGAAGGAGATATTCAATGCGTGCGGTCTATGGATACTTGAATGCCAGTTGCCTATTAACGGCGGCCACGGAAGGGGTATTACGGTATGCCTCTTCGACGAGATGGAACTCAACGCCGCAGGGAAGAAGGGACACAAAGGGTGGGTTGGCAAGAGCTTTGAAAGTGATGGGATACGCTACGTTGTATTCCCTAACGTTAACGGCGGGATTTCTGATGTTGGCGGCTTTGAGCGTGCCATTGGTGTTCTTAACTCTGTGGAAACGCCAAAGGGATCCATCCGCATCATCACCACCCCGAAAGAACTCGCGGAAGCAATAGAATATCTCAGGACACTGGCGTACGTCGTGTGCGACTTCGAGACAACCACGCTCGACCCCTATCTCCCAGGGGCACGGGTACTCACGCTGGCCGCTGGTAACAGGGACCGCGTGTACGTGATGCCGATGTCGCACAAGGACAGCCCATGGCGCGGGAACGTGACTGCCCAACGTGACTTCATCCGCGCCGTGTATTTTTCCAGACACATGGTGGCCCACAATGCCAAGTTCGAACTCCGGTGGTTCCTGGCCCTCGGGCAGAGTCTGCGCTACATAGACTTCGACCCGATGGTCGTGCACCACCTTCTGGACGAGAATTCGGCGCATGATCTTGAAACGCTTGCCGCCCAATACACGAATTTCGCCGGATACTCCCATGAGTTTTCCTCTTCCCTTACTGATAAGCATAATTACGAGTCTGCTCCTTTCGATCTGCTTTGTCGCTACAACGGTATGGATGTGCTGGTTACTGATTACGTTACCGTTGCGCTTCGTAACGAGCTTGAAAGGGCAGAGAACGACAAAATCCGGCAGTGTTGGCAGGACATCAATCAACCTCTCATCAGTCTCCTTGCAGAAATGGAACACGCGGGTTTTGTACTCGACGAAGACAAGCTCGTGGAACTCACCGCGTGGTACGAAGGCAGGCAGGCATACTACGAAGGGGAGGTCAAGAAATACCGGCAACTCCAACAGTTCTTCCGCGATCGACCGAACTTCAATTTTGGAAGCACTGTCCAGTTACAGTCCCTCCTTTATGGGGAGCTGGGCTTTAAGCAGATGAGGGGCCACATGACGGAGCCATCCACCAAGTTCCCGAAGGGCCAGCCCTCCACCAACAAGGAAGCCATCAAGGCGATGAAGGCGACCGGGAAGCACATTCCCGTGCTGGATGGACTCGCCATGCGTACCAAATGCAACTCGATGCTCAAGGCGTTCCTATACGTCTTCCAGGGTAAGCTGGATAATTCGACGGACGGGAAGCTTCACACCAACTTCAACCAGCACATAGTGGAAACCTTCCGGCTCTCGTCGTCCGGTCCGAACATGATGAATCTCCCACGGTCGGAGGACCTCGCCAATCTCGGGCTGGAATTTCCCAAGCGCGTGTTCGTCTCCCGGTTCGACGGCGGGGAACTCGTTCAGGCGGACCTTTCCCAGATCGAACTCCGGGTGGCCGGGATGTATTCCAAGGACCCCGTGTTCGTCAACGCGTTCGCAGAGGGGCGCGATCTCCACGGGGAGATGGCCGAATTCGTGTACGGCAAGGGCTACACGAAGGAACAACGCTACAAGGCGAAGCGCACCAATTTCTCCGCCGTCTTCGACATCGGTGCGGCGGCACTCGCCCCCCAGATCGAAGCCACGGTGGACGAGGCCCAGGAACTGATCGACTCCTTCAAGGAACTCCACCACGTGCTGTTCGAATGGTTCAATGAACTTTGGGCACAGGCGCAGTTTGATGGTTACGTAGAGAACTTCCTCGGCCGTCGCCGCCACATCCGTATGGAACTTTCACGGGCCTTCAAACAGCATGAGATTGATGCGGTCCGCCGCTCCACCTGGAACTTTCCAATTCAGTCCTCTGCCGCCGATATCATGCTGACCGGGATGCTGGCTCTCCGCGAGGCCATGCGTAAGCACCAGATGAAGAGCGTGATTCTGGGGATGGTCCATGATTCAATCATCGTGGACGCTTACCCCGGCGAATCGGAACGCATGATGTCCGGCATCAAGTCCATCTTTGAGAACCTGCCGTATGATTGGCTCACCATACCCGTTCGCATTGATGTTGCGCATGGTCCTAACCTTCATGAGCTTGAGGAATGGAACCCGTGAAAGCGAATTTGGGTCGCGTACGTTTTTTCTATAGGAGGATACGATGACAGAAGAACCACAGAAAGCGCAGGACCCACGGCCACAGTTTGGCCAGGTAGCCCATCTCAAGTGCAACCTTTGCGGGGAGCGGTCCACCGCTCTGGACCCGCTACAGGCCAACGCATGGATTAAAGCCCACCTCGAAGCCATGCACCCCGGCAAGGCGGCGGAACTTGCGGCCATCGACCGCAAGGTAGGCCAGCTCAACGCGTCCCGCGACCGCCTCATTCAGAAATTCAGCCAGAAACTGAACAGCCTTTTCACATCCGAGATGGGGCGGATTGTTACACCTCCCCCATCACACATAATCAAACCTTCATAAACCATTCAAGGAGGACCGTCCGATGGCGAAAGACACAGCCAAAAAGACAGTCGAGAAGCCTGCCAAGAAAGCCCCGGCCATTGCCCCCGAGGTGATCACGGCACTCAAGGCGGAACTGCGCGAGAAGCTGAACGCGCTGGAACCCGCCGCGCTGGACCGCGTTGCGAAAGCCTTCAACGTGGACATCCGGAAGTACGCGAAGCTGACTCCGGCCCTCAAGAAGATGAGCACGGTCAATGCGTGCCTCGGGAGTGCGGCGCGTGGCGTGCGCGAAGATGGTATGTCAAAGACGGCCGTGTTCGCACTGGTGAAGGGTTAGGCGAGACGCCATGCCTAACAGGAATAATGAGCGCGGCAAGACCGCAGAGCGTCGAATCGCCAAGACTCTGACGCGCATTATAGGCTGGAACTTTGCAAGGACCCCCGGTTCAGGGTCGGGACACCTGTGGAAGTTCTTCCAGGGAGAGCGCGTGAGAGGCGATATCGTCTGCGTGACCAAGGATGTGAATTTTCCTTTCATGATCGAATCGAAAAAGTCCAAGGATTTCCAGTGGGATTTGTTGCTGACGGGCCATCCCCCGGCTGACTTCGACAAGTGGTGGGAGAAAGCCAAGAAGGACGCGTCAGCGGACGGGAAGTTTGCCGCGCTTGTTATTTCTCGCAATCAGGGTCCGATGGTGACGGTGGTGAGCGGTGCCGCATGGATGGCTTTCGGTATGAGTACGGCGTACACAGCCGTAAGATTGATGTACCGGAACAAGATTTTGATTCTCTGTACGCTCGAAGATTTCGCCGAAGCATTCAAAACCAGGAGGAACAAATGAAGCTCATACTCACCAGCATCAGCCAGAAGGACCTCGAGTCCATCAACATCGAACTCAAGGACAAGAAGATTTCGTTCGACCCCAGGAAGCACCTGCAGTTCAACGCGGATTTCGGTCAGTGTAACGAATTTTTGGCTGAGCACGCCACGCTGATCGCCCTCGCCAAGACCGCTGAAGCGGATGTGCGGCTCGCGGAAGCGGAACTTGCCGGAGTGAAGGCCAGGGTGGATGGCAATGTGCGGTCCGGGTGGGATGCGGACCGGGACGGCAAGATGACAGAGGCGGGGGTGGCCGGACGGGTTAGGACCGACAAGAACGTGATGATTGCGGAGTCCCATGCACAGGATTCACAGACGGGGGCGGCCATACTCTCGGGCCTCCTCGCCGCATCGAGTGTAAAGTACGCTCAGGTTGTAGCGTACCTCTACACATCAACCAAACAACCATAACAACACCAATAAGGAGATACGCGTATGCCGAAGGCACCAGGCCTCGATATGGCCCGCTTGATAGCGGGTTACAATGAGGCAAAAGCCAAACAGGCAACGGCGGCTGGATTCATCCGGCTTCAGGACGGTGAGAACAGGCTTCGTCTCACCACGTTCACGAATGGGGAAACCGGGAAGGGGGAATTGTACGTTCAGTACACCTCCCATTTTCTGGTGGACACGTCCGTTGCCTGCCTCAAGATGTTCGGGGAGCCGAATTGCCCCGTCTGCGACTACATCGCAGAGCTGAAGAAGCGTGATCTGAGTGCCGTCGCCAAAAAGATGGCACCCAAACAGCGGTTCTATTTCAACGTCCTCGTCAAGGGCGAGATGAAAGTCCTTGAAGTCGGGCGGCAGATATGGGACCAGATCATGGCTTTCTTCGCTGACCCGGAGTACGGCAACATCGCCGACACCGAGTCCGGGTGCGACATCAAGATCACGCGGTCCGGTTCGGGCCTGACCACCGAATACTCGGTGCTCTGTGCCCGGAACGCGTCCAAAGTGGTCCTCCCCGAGGAGCCGAAGGACCTCAACAAGCTCGTGGTGCGTCTCTCGCCCGAGGCCATGGAAGAGGTGCTCTACTCCAAGTACGAACGGCTGGATGATGCGGTTCCGTTCTCGGTCAATGACGCGGAAGAGGCGCACGCGAGGGGTGCTTCCGCCGCTCATGCATCCGACGCATCAGAAGGGGACGATTTCGCCCCTCCCCCGGCGCAGACCGGACCCCAGCCCGAGAAGAAGCCGATGACCAAGGCGGAGCAGGCAAGCTGGGCGGATGACACGTTCGGCAAGGGCAAGAAGCCGACACCTGCCAAACCCGCCAAGCCGACACCCGCGAAGCCGGGAAAGCGGTAAGCGACAACGGTTGGTTCCCCCGCACATGAGCGGAGGTTTCAGGCTCGATGCCTGACGGGGGGCAATCCACAATCACAGGAGGAAGGTATGGAACACTACACATTTCGAGCGAGTCTCCGGTTGTCCCGGAACTACAACTCGATCGAGGTCTCCGCGGAGTATGGTCGGGACCTGAAGCCGAAGGAGACTACGGAGCGGATGATCGAAGACGTAACGAAGACCGTGTGGGAGAAGCTGGAACGCGAGGCCGCACGCGCTGATGAAGTCCTCAATTCCACCAAGAAAGGATGACCATGCAACCAGGCAAGATCAATATGGTGATGGGCGGTCAGTGGGGGAGCGAAGCCAAGGGAAAGCTTGCCGGATATCTCGCCCTCCGGAAGAGTCCTTACGCGTCCGTCTGCAACTTCTTGACCAACGCCGGCCACTGGTTCAGGTCGAAATCGATGGGTGACTTCCTCGTTCAACAGCTTCCGATGGCGGCGGTCAATCCGCACGTGAAGCTCTTGATTTCGGCTGGGTCCGGCATCACGATCAAGACCCTGGAGAAGGAGATCGAACAGTTCGAGTCGAGAGGCATCCGCATTACCAATCGGCTCACGATCGACCCGCACGCATTCATTATCGAGGAGAAGCACAAGCAGGAGGAAGCGGGGGGCGGACTCGGGCGAATCTCCAGCACGCTCAAGGGATGCGGGGCGGCACTCGCGGCCAAGGTGGCACGCAAGGAGGATGTCGTCTTGGTGAAAGACGTTCCCGCCATGCACAGGTACGGGACCGTTGCGCGAGTTGCCCCCCTGCTTCACGGCTGGCTCTCTCTCGGATACACCATCATGGGGGAGCTGGCTCAGGGGTTCGACCTGTCGCTCAATCACGGGCATCTGTACCCGCACGTCACCTCCCGTGACATCACGCCGTCCTCCTTCCTGGCGGACATCGGAGTACCCCCCCGGTACGCAGGGACCGTGTACGCGGCTCTCCGGACGTTCCCGATTCGCGTGGGACACGTGTACGACGACAAGGGCAACATCGTGGGTCACTCCGGCCCCCATTACAGCGATCAGACTGAACTCACATGGGACGAGCTTTCCGCTGAGAACGGGCGGCACATACTCGAGCACACGACTGTGACCGGAAAGGTGCGGCGCGTGTTTTCGTTCTCGATGCTTCAACTCATGAAGTTCAGTGAGTACTGTTCCCCGAACGTGATCTGTCTGCAGTTCTGCAACTATTTCCGGAACGTGTATCCGGGCATCGGGTACGCGGACCTCATGAAAACGGAGTGCGGCACGCTCATTCGCAACATCGAACGCGCCACGAAAATTCCAGTGCTATATCTCGGGACCGGGGCCGACGATCTTGAGATGATCGATCTCACGTCGCAGGAACATCTCGACGCGGCGGCGGCAAGGAGTGTTGACTGATGGAAAGACCGAAACGAATCTTCTGGATGTTGGGTGAGCAACAGGCCGGGAAGTCCATGCTCACCCACGTGCTCCGATCTTACGGGGCATCCGTCCTCCAGATAGGGGAGGAGCTTCGTAAGACCATCACCCCGCGTGAGTTTGCTGAGATGAGCAACCCGTACGGCCCGGAGGAGGTCGAGAAGCGTGTGCAGGATATGATCTACACCGCCGTGCGGACCTTCGACCGGGACCCCCGGAGCACCGTGCTTGTCATAGATTCAGCTCCCCGGAACCGTGGACAGGCCCTCCTCATGCGGGACGTACAGGACATCAGCACGGTACTGTTCCTGTCGGAGAACTTCGAGGTCCGCAAGAATCGTGCCCGTCAGAGATACGGCAACGATCTCACGCTCTTCGAGAAAAGGGAGGCCTTCGAGAGGGCGTGGCTCGCGGAGTTCCTTCAGACCTGCATCGAAATGAACCTTGACTACATCGAGCTGAAAGGACAGGCATAATGGCCACACGTAACGGTGATGAGGCCCAGACTACCGTCATGATTGTAATTCTTGTAATAGCTGGTATTCTGCTCATAGCACTCCATCCATGGGTGAATTAATGGACGAGACCGAATTTCTGGTTTACATCGCCGACACGCGTGCTGGGATGCAGTTCAAAGCTCAGAAGGACGGAGACTGTGGATATGACCTCGAAGTCTGGTTTCCAAATGGGCAGACTGAGATTACTCTGCTCCCGTGGTCGTTCGTGGACCTGCCGACAGGTCTGTGCGTTAAGGTGGGCGATAACGCGTGGGGTATGGTCCGCCCAAGAAGCTCTACATTATTTAAACGTAGACTTCTCGTGGGTGAGGGCACAATTGATTCTGGGTATACGGGGCCTCTTTACGTCACGGTATACAACCCCACCCCGTACGCGGCGGTGATTAAGAACGGCGACCGTCTCGGCCAACTCATTCCTGTCCCCAAATTTAAGACTGTGAAGGTGACCTATGTCAGTGAAATGCCCAATACTGCGCGTGGGACCAGCGGATTCGGCTCAACCGGAGGGATTTAATAATACAACTACCACCTGGAAAGGGAAGCGAAATTTCGGCAAGACAGTGTGCGTGGACTTCGACGGGGTGATCGCCGGGATGCAGAAGGGATGGCGCGGTCCTGATAGTTTCGGGCCAATCATACCGGGGGCGTGCTTATCATTACAACGGCTTGCTGGCGATGGGTGGTACATCATTATTTTCACTACCAGACTTGTCACCCGTCAGTTGGTCGAATGGCTCAAAGGTAATTGCGTCCCATTTAATGATATCAACGGTCGGTGCTTCGTCGAGAAGGGCGTACTCTATGTGCGTCTCCAGCGTTACAATCGGTCCACCGTTGATTATCGCCCCGCCCGTCCCCGGTGGTACTGGAGACACAACCCGGAATGGGCCAGTATCAAGCCGATCGCGTCCGTCTATCTGGACGACCATGGTTGGCCCATCAAGGGTGACTTCACGCCGAACGTGTGGAATGCGGTAGTAAGGGACCTGATAGATGGAAATTACTGAACTTACGCTGGGGATACCTGACGACTTCCAGCGTACACTTATTGCACTCATGTGTGCGGACCCGGATTGGTTGGAGGTGAACCGCCCGTTCGTTAAGGCGGAATTCTTCGACCGGATGGAGCACAGAGCCGTGGTGGGGTGCATACTCGAGTTCTTCGATAAGCACGGGACTCCACCCACCTTTGACGTGCTGGATGACGTGATAAGGGAGAGGCTCCCCAATCCGGACCTCCTCGGCGCGTCTCTCCGGGAGATTTCCTGCGTGCAGGACATTGAAATCACTCTTTCCAAGGTGCGTCATGCCACAGATAAGCTACAAGTCTTCGCTGAAACTCAACATCTCCGTGAATGCATCAGAGCCGGAGCAATTGCCATCGACGGAGGAGATATTGCATCTGCTCGCCGTGCACTGGCTTCAGCCGAAGACGTTGCGCGGATCAACCACTCTGCGGTTCTCTCGATATTCGATGAAACTGGGATGGACGAGAGGTCCGATAAGGAGTCAGAAGTCGAGACGATGGACAAGATACCCACTCTTCATCGGGGTCTTGATAAAAAGCTTCGCGGAGGTTTTGCTCGTAAGGAGCTTCACATTCTTATGGCACCTCCTTATCGTGGCAAGTCGGCTGGCCTGGTTGATCTGGGGGGGAACGCGCTCTTTTGTGGGGCCAAGGTTCTCCACGTTACTTGTGAAATGTCGGCTAAGAAAACCGCCAGCCGATACGACCTCAAAATCTCCGGCATGACGCGTGATGAGATAGAGGCTAACCCGACCGAGTTCAAAGCCCGGATGCTCCATTTCCAGAGCACCTTCAAGGGAAATCTGAAGGTCATCGAGTTCCCCTCCCGGTCGGCGACGGTGGCCGATATCGAAGCCCAGATGAAGTTCCTGCTCCGTAGGCAGAATTTTTGGCCCGACGTGCTCGTGGTGGACTATCTGGACGAACTCAAGCGTCCGAACCGCGATAACGAGGCTTACGCACTCGGGCAAGTAACCTCCGAACTCCGTGCCCTCAACCAGAAGAGCAACACGGTCGGCCTGTCCGCTACCCAGACCACGAGACAGGGGTTCTCCAAGCAACGCCTCGACATGGACGACATCGGCGACTCCTGGGAAAAGGTGAAGATCGCCGACAGTCTCATAGGGATGTGTCAAACCAAGGATGAGGAAGATGACAACACCATGCGCCTGTACATGCTCAAGAACAGGGACAACCAGCGGAATTCATCCCCGGTCTTGATGCGGACCATATTTGAACGGATGACGTTCAAGGACATCACATTCGAGGAAGGGGCGGCAAAATGAGACTGATACCAGCAGGACCGATACTTTCGGTAACGGGGCAGGATTATCAATCCATCTCGCTCGCATGGACCGACATCTCTCAACCAGGGATCCCGGTGATAGGTTACCAGATTTATCGCGGTCTAGGCTCGAGCCCGTCGTCGTTCAGCCTGATCGCTACCGTGGGGAGACAACTCACTTATGTAGATCAGGGCCTTTCCCCATCAACCACTTACAGCTATTACGTAGTCGGGATTTACCAGCCGGGACTTCTCACGTCCCCATCCAACATCGTCACAGACACCACGGCGGCGGCTATTCCTTGGCTTTACGCGCTCCGGTCCGGGGCGATGGACATTTACAACGTGGCTGATCCAGCACACATGTCGCTCAATAACAGCGACACAGCATATTCCCAGGGAAGTACAGCCAACCAGCAACTTGCCGATTCGGATTACCTGTATCTGGCAAACGACGGGAAGGTCGGCATCTATAGGTGGTCGGCCAATCCAACGGCACCCACCAATCCGTTTCTGTATAGCCATGCGAGCCAGATAATAGTGAGGCGCGGCCTCACCAACTACAACAATCTCATGCTGTTGTGGGTTGGGTCTCCATTTGCTGACATCGGCATCTATACCTACAACATCTCGAATCCGGCGAGTCCAACACAGCTTTATCATTCAACCGGGGACAGTGAGCTTGCGGCCGGACAGAAAGGCCCCGGTCATTCGGCATTCGCTTTTGACCCTGTTGGTGGGAAGCTCTGGTTCTGTACGGCGTGGACCGGATATAAGTACGAGATTTCGTATTTCCCCATAGCCTCTGACGGGACCATCGGGGCAATGAACACCATGTACCAGACCATCTGGGGCGGATCGAACGAAGCTTCGATGGCGTTCATCTACAACGGTAGGTTCTGGTACAACCAGAACCAGACATGGCTCAAGTCGTATTACATGAACGGCGGCGGTGAAGCCATGACTCCGTGGACTTGGCCCGGAGCCGCGGGTGATTTCCATTATCAACCTCCGAGAATCGTTGGGGGGCACTATGCAATATTTGGTGCTGATGGGGCCAACGCCGCTCACGGTGCGCTTATTGTGGTCGATCTCAACACAATGACGGTGGTTGCCAACATCGGAACCCTGAATACGCAGTGCACGTCGTTCACGATAGCGGGTCCTTACCTGTTTTACGTGACAGGGACCACCCTCTATGCGTACAACATCTCAAATCCGACCTCACCTTCACTGGTGAGTAGCCTCGGCAGTCTACCGGCCTCTGCCATCGGCTTGACAGGGTACGCGTCCACAGGCTGGGATGGGAATAACGGACTCTGCACGTCATGATAAACGTCAATCAAATCGCCGCCGTATTCGGAACGATCTGGGATTCACACGGTCCCGAGTACAAAGTCACGTGCCCCAAGTGTAGCACGAAGGCACTCTGGATTAACGTGAGGAAGCACGCTTATCACTGCTTCTCCTGCGGGGACGGGGGGGCACTCCAGCTTTTGGTTCCTGGATGGGCACCGAGTATCACGGCTCAATGGGTCGGGGCGAGTGAGAAGGAGACATTTGAAATTCCGGATGTCCTTCCACTTAGCTACATGAGGATAAGGTCTCGATGCGACTATCGGCCGGGGTGGGACTACATCGAGCATCGTGGAGTTCAGGCCGGGGCGGTGGAATGGGGTGTCGTGCCCGGAGATTCGGCTGTGTACTTCCCGATGAGGGAGCAGGGTAGAATAGTTTATTGGCAATCCCGGTCTCACTCCTGGGTGGAGAAGCGCAAAACCCAGAACCCGAAGGGTATTGCTAAAAGTGAAGTCGTGTATCGGATTGATGAATTGGGGGGCGGGGATGTTTTTCACGCGATCTGTATCATCGTGGAGGGAATCTTCGATGCGCTCCGGGTGGGCGGCGTGGCCACCCTCGGCAAGACCTGCAGTCCGGCACAGGCTTATAAGATTCTGAACCGGAGGCCTTACGTAATCTTCGTGGTGTACGACGATGATGCGTATGAGGCTTCGAAGGTCACGGCGAAGATGTTCTCGGAGATGGACCGGAGCATACCTGCGATTCCTGTTTACATCACCGGGGGTGACCCTGCTGATCTCGGATGGGATTACGTGAGGTTGGCTATCAGAGCGGCCCTTTGGGGCCATGAATCAATTTGCTCACTATGCGGCGTAAGCGCGAAATCGATCGAGACACGGTTGCTGGAGATGTCCCCAAAGACTGCGCTATCATGCTCCCGGTTATCTCCACCGCGTTAGCATGCCCCGCCGCTTGGGCACTCGTGCCCCGGAGTTTGGTATCGTAGAACACGCGTTCGGCACGGGTGACCAGCGGACGGGGGGGTGCGAGCAGGAGTTCCAGAACGCGCCTGTCGATGTCAAATTCCAGGGCCATGGAGATCATGTCGGCGTACTCCTTCAGCACGAGCACGTCGAACGGTGAAGGTTCCCGCGACTCGAGTATCTCCTCCCCCCACTCGTCCTTGAGACCGTCATCTTCAAGACCGAACGTGCGCGAATAGGCGCGGTAGAAGTCGCAGAGTAGGTTGTGTATCGAGGTACGAAACAGTGCGGTGAGTTCCGCATCCGGGATGCTGGTGCGCCGGAGTAGCTCAACCAGCTTGATGGCGCACTCCTGCCTGAGGTCCTCCGCGATGCGGTAACGGAAGCTGGAGGAGAACCGTGCGCACATGTGCTCGACGTACGGACCTACCTCCTGCCAGATACGATCAAACCGCTTATCAACGTGTTGGCTTCGCATCTTCGAGGACCAGGGCTATCATTTTCTCCCAGATTTTCAGGTCCTCGTGCTGGGACACGTTGGGGACGGCGACCTTCACGTTGACGATCGACCACTTTCGCCTACCCCGCTTGGGTCCGGCATCCACCTTGGCCGGGAGTCCCATGAATTTAGTGTACGTTGCCATCTTTCTTCTCCTTCCGAAAAGCAGAGGGATAATACCCGCCGAATCCGTTGCCACCTTTCCGCATCACGAGTTCGTGATTGCGCCTGAGCCGGGACTTTGCTTCAAGTTCCGGGTATCCCAGAAGCTCGTTCGTCTTTCTGATCGAGTGCAGGGGGTGCCCACATTGACTGCAGTAGAGCGAATTGCTCCTGTATCTCCACACGTCCCCGCAGTGTGTGCACATCTTTTTGATGTACACGGGGGAAAGCCGTGGCACCGTGTTCTTTCTGTGACCCATTCACACCCCCGGCAGTTGCTTCACGCGGACGACCTTCAGGCACGCGGCTCGGAGACCGTCGCGGATGGTTGCTTCAAGATCGGCCTTCATCATGCTCGTGTCCGCTTCCACCGTCACCGAGAAGGTTGCTCGGACCGTCCTCTCCCTTTTTGCCTGGTCCTCGTAGAACTTTGTTCTTTCCGGTGAATTCAGATCGGGTGCTTCCTGCTGGTCCGACATCATTCCTCCAATTCTGGTTTGAAAAATTGTTTGATGAGTGCCTTTGCACTCTTGTCTTTGGTGAGTTCGGTGATTGCATCAAAATCGTCTTTACGGTACGCGTCCGCGAATTTTTGAAGCACGGCGCGGTCATCCTCGGGGAGATCGAGGAGCACGTTTACGTCCACCTGATAGAACTTGGCTAGCCCCTGCATGTAGCTCGACGGCTTGACCGACATTTCCTGCAGTCCGAGTTCGAACCGTGCCGCATGGTCCGGGCACATGGGTTCATGGAAGATGCAGTCGAATTTCTTCATTACTACCACCTCGGTGGCCTCGGCCATGCACCCCGGTCGGGTACAGGTCGGGTACTTGGAGATGCCGAAGTAGTTCTCCGTAAGCTGGTACGGACGCTTCTCGAGCACTTCGATCATTCGTTTCATCTTGTTCCTCGATATAGAGGGGTGGCTGGGCAAGTCGCACCCAGCCACCCTTCCGGTTAGCTGATCAGGTCCGCGACCCTCGCGGCCTTGCCCTTCTTCCCGGCACCAGCCGGAGGGGGTGCGAAGTCGTCCGTTGCCTCACCTGCCGCTTTCGCCGTGTCGGGTGCGGGTGTGGCCTTCACGGGTTTCTCCGTCTTCGGGGCCTTCACAGCCTTCCCCTTGGCCGGGGGAGCGTCCTTCTTCCCCTTGAGCGCGGCCAGCTTCTCCTTGCTCTTGGCCTTCTTGCAGTCGTGGCACGCCTTGACCTGGAACACGTCGGACGTGAACACGCGATCGGTGTGGCCGCAGTCCAGCTTCATCTCGACCGAGTACTTGTTGTGGTCGGAGTCGAACTGCATGGACCCCTTCGTGATCTTCTTGTCCGGGTATTTCGCCCGGAGTGCGGCTTCCCGCGATTCGAGAGTCTTTTCGGGTTTCGTCGCCTTTGCTTTGGCCTCGGCGACCTCTTCCTTGGTAGGAAGAACAGGCCGTTCGCGCTTTGTCACTGGTACCTCCTGTTGGGTTGTGTGGTTGTTTAGTTGATGTAACATAAAGCGATGTGCATCTTGCGTCCGATCTTGACCGCGTACACCACCATCACCTTGCTCGGTTCACTGAGAATAATGATGGTGTCATTGACGAGTTCATACACGAACCCTTTGATCACCTCCTTGTCTTCCTCTATTTCCGAACCTTCAAGGTCCAGACAAACTATAGTCACCTTCGCCTCGCGATTGCCGCTCGAATGGTCCCAGCGGTGAAGCCCATCTGTTTCATGGTGTCGGTGATCTCGTCATTGAGAGACTGGATGGCGAGATTCCGGGACACCTGACTCCGGGAAGAATAACTCCGGACTGTGGTATCGATCTTGCACTCCACTCCACGAAATCCGAAGACGAGAGTGTACCAGACACCTGTGATGGGTGGGGTAGCACTCCAATCTGGGTCCGTGTGTTCATTGAGCTGAATGACCTTGAGCGTCGTCCTCTTCATAGGGTCTCCTTGGTGACGAGCTTCTCAGGCCAGTATCCGTACCACCCTCTGTCTCCTCCTGCAAGCTGGACTCCAAAGTGACAGCCAGACGGAGAAAGTCGCTCCATCGCACTCCAGAGGTCTTCGTGAAACCACCAGAACATCTGATCGGTCTTCCAGAGAACGTCATCCGGTGGAAGCCCAAGGAAATGGCCGTCCTGAACGAATTCGGACGGGCACGATTTGAGAAGCTCCCCGCACAGCGTCGGGTTCTCTTCATCGATGAGACGCATGAACTTCGGGACGATCTCCTCTATTCTCTCGGAATACTGGCAGATTCTTTGGCCCTGATAAGTCATCTTTTCCTCCTTCCTCCGTGAAAGTAGGGCACCGGAGCAACGACGTGCTTCGGATTCGCCATACGGAAACCGGACGTGTGGCGTTTGGCCCTCGTGATTCTCGCTTTGCGGGAACGTTGCCTCGCGGCGGACTGTTCTGCCTTCTCACGCGTCACGCGGTCGGCAACGACCTCCTTCATGTCCACCGTGAATTTCTCGAATGTTCCCGCAACGGGATGAACAGGTCTTTGAATGGCGTTGAGTATCGCCTTTATGGGATTTCCCTTCCTCACATCACCTCCAGTGGATGTATTGGTATGTGAACTGAGTTGATCTTCCGGAACGTAACGGTGGTCCGCTGGGTCGAACCATAGTCCGCGGGTTTCTCAAACACCCAGCCGATGGTGGCTTCCTCACCGTTGCAGTCTTCCGTCACCCGTCCCACGAACCTCTCGGGCGGGTAGTCGTGCTTCACGTCAGCGAGGGCGTTCTTGAGGCTCGAATACCTTCGGGTCTCCGTGTGGGGGTCGTGCCATTTCTCCTGGCCCTTCTCCCGGTACTGGACCTCAATCAGCACTTCGTAAGCCATCGGCTTTCCTCCTCTTTTGCATTTCGGCAACCATCTCTTCTGCTTCGTGACTCCTTCGATCGAGAATGGCTTCCCATTCCTTCTGAAGCTGATCGAGGACAAACTGGCGGCTCCCCCGGATGTTCAGCACCTCCTTGGCTAGCGCGTATGCGCTCCGTCCGCGAGTCTTCAGTCCCTTCATCTCCAGCGCGAGTCTGTGCTTGAGCTGAAGGATGAGCATGTCGCGGCGGTTTGGGTTATCGATGGCGATCAAATCATCAGCTCCTATAGAATTTGCCCGTCCTTTCTATGGTGCCTGTCGTTACCGTGACGTGCACCTCGGCTTCGATCATGAAATCTTTGTCGCATCCCCCGGTTTCGTTGTCGCAGGAGACGATGCTCTTGTGGAAGAGCGGATATCCGGGCGCATCTTTGTTATCGGTGAGCCGGAGTTCGTTGACGTGCCCACAGTAGGGACACACCACTTTGACACTTCTGGTCATTACTGCCTCCCGTATCTTGTGGTCGAGCGATCGAGGTCCGCACCTGTCCAGTGCGGGTTGACTATCCTGTGCATTCGGTTGAAGACTGCGGTGGTGATGAGGGTCTTCTCATCAGCGTGGGTGTACTGAGCGACGAATTTCCGGTCGGCGGAGTTCAGGCCGTACGGCTGGACTGCCAGTAGCTTGGCCTTCTCGACGTTCTCAAGAAAGATGCGCATTCGCTGTTCGGTCATGATTCGCGTCCTCCCATACCGTTATAGCAACAAATCGCGTGCCAATGCGGCGATGGCCCCGTCCGCACCGGGAAGGGCCATCGCGCTTGGCTTGGGTGTTTAGTCCGCAGTACATCATTGTTTACTCCGTGCTACAGCCACCTGACGATTCACTTTCTTGTAAGCTTCCTTCCACCCCGCGAACTCCCCCTCCTCGAATGCCTCAAATAAGCTGTTGGAATTCCATCTGCCCTCGATATGGTAGGTCGGATGGCCCTCGAACTGCCGGGAATTCTCAGATATCTCGTGACAAGCACCAAGGAACTTGTCCTCATCGGCGAGTTCCGCTTCGGTGAAATCGCCGAGGTCTCCTATCTGGAGACCTTCCTCATATCCGAGTTTATACGCTTCGCGCTTATTCATGTTTTGGATTTCCTCCCGTCTACGTGTGCCTTCTCCTTGTGTAGCTTGACCGTTATCCTGACGTAGTGAAACATGTTGTCCGGGTCAGTTTTTATCGTGTGACCGTGGACATCGAGCACAGTAACGTTCCCAAGGTCACGCATGACTTGTGTCACGGTCCGAACCACGTTGATTAGGAGCGGCTCAATCTTCACGTCTTCCTCGAAGATGAGCGTAGCCTGCCACCCCTTGTTCTCGACGAAGACGTTCGTCACCTTGAGGTCGGTGGCTTTGCGAAGGCGGACGGCAAGCTCGTTCGTCACGCGTTGCGTCTTCGGGGTCTTCGAGCGTGGGTGGTTGATGCGAATGTCCGGTCTCACTAATCCCTCCCGATGTTTATGAAGCGGTGAAGCCCGTAGGCGAGTGCTCCAAGTAGGAACAGCCCCACCCCGAGCAAGATGACGAGTGCAAAGAAGAGTTCACTCATAGTGCGGCCTCCTCTGCTCCCCAACGAATGTCGCTCCGATAGGCAAGCCACCGTAGTAGGCGACGTCCGGGCGTTTGGTTACTACTGCATGGTAAGTTGTGTTCCGGTAGTGCGTTCGGTGGTTCTTGTGCTGGGCAAGCGGTTCGACCTGCCGCATCCAGCGGCGTGCTTTGCGTGCCTTGCGGAATCTACGGGCGTAGAGCGGGTAGAAGGCATCGAACCACCATCCGCCTTCCTCGGGTCCGCCGTACTCGCGGACGTGCTCGAAGATGATCGCATTCCATTTCGGCTTTGGCATCGTATCACCCTTCGATTTGTTTGGCACCACCACCGATTGCTCCACCAAGCGGGATGTTCGACCCCGCCCGATGCCCTGCTTGACGGCCGAGATAATTCCCGGCACTGTGGTTCACTTTCGCCATCCGGATTCCGCGTCTTTCCTTCCATTCCTGCAGAGCGAAATCCTTGACCCGGATGAGAGCGGTCCCGGTGTTGCTTGATGCCTCAACGTTGCGCTTGCGTTGGATTGCGAGGTCCGCGCATCGAGAGCAGATAGCGGCGGCAAAGGCCAGTCCATGCCCCGCTTTGAATTTCATGGTAAGGGAGGGAGTCCACGTGCGAGGGTAATCAGACAATTCGTTCTCGTCCTTGGCTTCCTGCAGGTCGGCCTCGACGATGCTGAACCACGAGCGGTACAAGTGTTCGAAGAGCATCTTCATCGGTTCGATGTCGGACTTGTGGCCGACGAAGGTGAAGCGCGTTCCCCAGAGGCCTTTATTGACCAGTACCGTGCCATCGAACAGAATCGCGCACCCGTGCCCGAGGCTCATTATCCAGTTGAGCTTCATCTTCTGGTCGGGCACGGTGTAAAGCTCTTCCACGATGGGGTCGTTTTTGGTTTCCTTGAGGAGGACTTCAGCCTCCTCAATCTGGTACTTCTCCATCAGTTCAGATGCCCGTTGAGCGGCGAGTTTGGCCTCGTGCTCGTTGGGCGACGTGGCGAGTGCCAAGAGCTTCTTAATCTTGGCGAGAGTCTCTTCGCGTGTCATCGTCCGGTCCTCACTTCCTCGATCCCCCTGCGGACCGCCGCGATGGAATCAACCTCCTTGATTGCAGCTTCCAGGCCTTCAATGACTCCTGTCTGCAGCACCAAGGCGTGAATTGTTTCAGCGTTCCTGCGTGTGCGCTTGTATCCGTCGAGCAATTCCTCGAGCCTGCGCTTGATGACGACCTCGATGGGGTCCATCGTTCCTCCTGTTTTGGTTTGTGGTCGGGCGTTCGCCCGGATACTCCGGAATGCCGCAAACAGCGTGCCAACGACAATTTGCCCGTCCGTTCCGGGGAGGGCACTTCTGATTGCCTTAAGTGTCCACTCCCCGGAACATCGGTGTTTAGTCGGTAGGTCACCCAACGTCAAACAGCTCCTCGATGGGTTCGTCTTCGCTTCCCTGGTACTCGCAGAAGCCCGATACGAACTGAAGCGGTTCGTTCTCGATGATAGCCAAGGCCAAACCAAGTACGTTGTCGATTGCCGTTTGCCTTGCTTCGTCGGGCAGGTCGTGGTTCTTGAGGGTTGCGAGGTCTTCCTCGCTTATCTCCACCTCGATTGAGCGTTCGAGGTTCTGGGTGTACAGGACTTTAGGCATTTGGTCCTCCTGTTTGTTTGGTTTGTGTCGATGACGAGTGCCGTTTGGTTTTGACGGCCTCCGGTCGGCCCAGGAGAGTGTGGCTTGGGCCAAGCGCAGTCCGTCCGTGCAAACACAAAGGTGCCCTCTCCCCCCGAAGGGAGAGAGGGCGGACTTCAGCCCTCTGCGTCAGGCCGCTGTGGCTGAAGCTTGCTTCGCCTGCTCGCGTGCCGCTTTCCGGGCGGCGGCCTTCTCGTGCCGCTTCGCCTTCCGCCGCTCGCGTGCGGCTTCCTTCGCGCACGACTCGCACGCTTTCACCTGAAAGAGGTCGGACGTGGCAAGCCGGACCGTGTGTCCGCACTCCAGCTTGCGCTCGACCGTCTGCTTGTTCGCGTGCGTGCCCTCCGTCTCCCACCGAAGCGAACCGGGCACGACACCGGGGTACTTCGTCCTCAGGTCTCCCTCCGTCAGCCGCTTGGACTTCGGTGGTTTGGGGTCCGGCGTGGGTGCTGGTGTCGCGGTGGCTTGCGTCTGTTCGGTCTCGACTGCTTGCGCTGGGGTGGCGTGCGTGGTCGGCTCGGGCTTTCCGTTCTTGCGGCTCACTGTGTCCTCCTGTCGTCTGGTCTCGGGCTCCGGCGTGTCCGGCGCGCCCGTGCCCTTTCTGCCACAAACGACGTGCCAGAGTCCGGGTGGTCCGTCCGCGCAGAAGAGGGCACAAAGGAGAGGCTCAAGTGTCTGGTCCTTAGGACACTGGTGTTCACTCCGCGCTACAGAGTTCGTCAGACCCGCGAGGGACGCGGGTCTCCGCGCTGTGGCAAGTGTCCAGCGGAGAGGACGGTCGAGGTGGCGTGCGCGGCTGTCAAGGTGGCAGGCCACCCCCCTCCCTCCGGGTGGGCTTGGGTGCTTGGGGGGGACTTGCGCGGTCGGTCCGGGCTGTGTTTTTTGTGCGTGTGCGCGACGACCGTCCGTCCGGCGGGACGGGAGACAGAGGGCAAGCAGACAGCAACCAAGGAGCAAGCAGTGCGGGACACGGGGCAAACGGCAGAGGGCAAGGAAGCAAGCAGGAGAGAGCTGTCAGCCAGTCAGCTTACCCTTGACAGCTTGTCAGCAGTCAAGCTGTCAGCTTTGACCTGTCAGCTTGACAGCAAGAGGCAAGAGGCCAACAGCAAGCAGACAGCGGCCAAAGGCGAACCCAACAAGGCCAGCCGGAGGACCCAGACCCCACCCCCCGTTGCCCCCGCAAAGGACCCGAGAGGACCCAAGGGAGTAGCAACAGTTCTTTCTCTGACCCTGCTTCCTAGCCGCCAGTTTTCTTGCCCCAATATTTCATTTTCTAATCTCTTTTGCTCTGGAGGACCCAGCTTGACCTTGACTGCTCTAAGGACTGCATAATGTCAGTCTCCGGGAAGAAATCCTCGAAGCCGAAGCCCAACTGGGACGCTCTGCCCCCTGAACTCAGGGACGAGGCGGCTAACGCCGCCGAGCGTCAGGAGTCCCTCCCTCCGGCCGAGGACCCGATCGACTACCACCGGGACGTAACCCAGCTCATCAATCGTCTTGAGGCCAACCGTGGTAAGTCAATCCAGCTTGAGAACCTCGCCTACAGCCCGAACCCGGTTTCCGATTCTCCCCTCCTGGACCAAAACATCGCCCCTGAGAGGCTTACGTATCTTGCTTTCGTCGAGAAACTTGCTCGTGCTGGCCTCACGGTTGAACAGGTCTCTGACGTGCTTGGAGTACCGGTCAAGCGATTCTCAGCTCAGCTCAAGCGAGATCGCGTTCTTGGAGCCATGTTCAACCGTGGCAAGGCCGAGGCTGACCGTCTCGTGGCTGAAAGCCTGTTCCGACGCGCTCTAGGATTCAGCTACGACGAAATCACCATCGAGTCCTCGGTGGACGGGGAAGGCGCGGTGACCGCCAAGGAGAAGCGGACCCGCAAGTTCATCCCGCCCGACGTGCAGGCCCAGATGGCGTGGCTCACCAACCGGGACGGCCAGAACTGGAAATCCACCGTCAATATCAAGGACAGCGACACCAAGAAAATCATCGTCGTCCGTGAACTGCAGGGCCTGGGCGATGACGAGCTTGAGAAGCTGGCCAAGGAGAGCGCGAATTGATACCCGGAATCCCTCCCCCGAACGCCAGTGCCAAATGTCCGGAGTGTGAGCACGAGTTTTATTTCTACTCCACCAAGGACGTGGACTTCTGGCCCGTCTGCCGCAAGTGCGGGGCCAAGTTTCACGTGAAGACCAAGCAGGGAACATCGAGCGTAGCCGAACAGCGTGAAGATGTGGAGAGATGGAAGTCAGAACTGAACATACGGGAGAATTGAAGCGGCTGATGCGGTCCCGCTCCCCCAAGGCGAAAGCCGTGATCGGGGAGCTTGCGCGGCGCGAGATCGAACGCCGCAGGGCCGAGAATCCGCTCAAGTATTTTGTCCCCAACGGCTGGTCCGAGAAGTTCATCCACGCCGTGGGGCACAAGCTTGAGAAATGGATATTCATCCTTCCCGCCGCCAACTCCATTACGAAATCGGCTTCCACCATCAACATCCTCGGGAACCTCATCTGGGGTCCGCAGAACCTCAGGTGGTACAACGGGCCGCGCTTCGAGCTTCCCTGGACCTCCCCCAAGAAATTCTGGTACATCTCCCGCCGTGCCACCCTCGAGGAGTTCATTTGCGGCTCCGACAGCACGACCGAGAACGAGATATCCAAGTGGTTCCCACAGGGACGTTACACCTTCAGCAAGTCGGGGCGCGAGTTCAATTCAAGATTCATTTCGGACACCGGATGGGTAGGCTCGTTCAAGACCTACGACCAGGAAACCAACCAGTTCGAGTCCGACAAGATCGGTGTCGCGGTCTTTGACGAGCCACCCCCGGAAGCCGTTTACAACGCGGTCCTCGCCCGAATGACCGTGGGAAGCCCGATCGTCATCATGCCGATGACCCCCTTGACCTATTCGGCGTGGATTAAGGACCGTCTCATCGACGGCGCGGGGCCGAACTCGCCCGTTGAGGTCTTCTACGGCGACATCGAGGAGAATTGTCAGGAGCACGGGGTCCGGGGCAGGCTCTCCCACAAGCGTATTGAGGAACTGATCGCTCAGTATGACGAGGATGAACGCGAGGCCCGAGCACACGGGCTGTTCGCCCACCTCTCCGGCCTCGTATACAAGTCCATACATCCGGAGGTGAACCGCCACCAGATTCCGGCCAGGGAGTTCAACCAGACCATCTCCGCCACCGAGTTTGCGGACGGGAAGACCAACTACAAAATCTTCTGCGTCTGCGATCCCCATGACTCGAAGCCCCCCATCATCGGGTGGTTCGCCGTCGATCGCTGGGGGACCATCTGGGCCGTCGATGAGTTCCCCAGCGAACGCCACAACACCGAGTTCAAGCCTTTCTACGACTATAAACCCGGACAGTGGAGACTCACCATTGAGCAGACGTGCGAATGGATTAAGAAAATCGAGGAACGGAACGGGTGGAACGGAAAGCTCATCACCCGCGTCATGGACCCCAATTTTGGTCGGAAGCCTGAGCAAACTGTGGGTCGCACTATTGCCCAGCATTACCGTGATTGTGGTTCGAAACTCAAGTATCCCCTCCATTTTACGACGGACGTGCTCGACGACATCGACACGGGACATCAAGTCGTCCGTGAATTTCTCGCTATCAATCCAGACAACCAGACCAGACTGAAGATCGGGCACTTCTGCTCAAACATCTGGTTCTCGATGACGCACTACATGCGGAAAGTGCAGTCCGCATCCTCACTCGAAGCGAACGGTCCCACCGAACTCGTGCAGGTCAAGTTCAAGGACGGTGCAGACCTCGTGCGCTACATGTCGGTGTACTTCCGCAAGCCCGGAAAGCCGAGACCCGAGGAGAAGGAGATCAGGACTCTGGATGACATGGTAGAGCGTCAGTTGGAACGCAACAGGAAGCGTGCGGCGGCAATGGCAAGGCCGAGACCCCAATATGAGGATTCGTCCTACATATGAAACCAGTCCGTGACATAGTAAGACAGGTTCGGGACACGATCACCCAGACCACGCGCAACATGACGGCGTGGTACGACTCCAACTTCTACGGCGGGAAGGGAGAGATTCCCGGCGACTCGAAGGCGGAAGAAGGGGACGTGCTCAATTTCGTCATCGCGCTCTGGAGAGAGTCCGAGGAGTGGAAGAAGAAGTCCTTCGGCGGAAGGATGAGCTACTGGAACCCGTACGAGTGGTTCAAGTTCGCCCGTCGCCTTGAGGAAGGGATGCATTGGGACGTGTGGGGGCGCAGGAATCAGGGCGAGAACGACAAGTGGAAGCAGGAACTCCGTGACCCGGAGATCGAAGATCAGGTCCGCCTCAAGAAGGCTCACCTCACGTCGAACTGGCATGACATCGACGTGATGCCCAACATCCGGGGCATGCAGGACATTCTTGACCAGGAACGCCAGCGGACCAAGTGGGGCGAGCGAATCATCGCGTTCGTTCACCGCGGACTCACCGAGGGGATGGCAGTGTTCCACAGCGTCCTCGACAGAACGCGCTACGTGGACGGGGTGGCGAGCGAGATACTGCTTGACAACGAATCGCTCTTCCCAACGCCCTTCTCCATGAGCAAGGAGAAGCTCGACGGATGCTGGTACCTCGCGATATCGACCTTCGTCCCGGAACAGCAGATTTTTGAGATGTACCCCAAGCTCCGCAAGCAGGAGGACAAAATCCGGTTCGAGTCCATGTCGGAGGACATTGCGCACTTCTCCCGGCTCTCGCTCGATCTCGAGTATACGGCCATCAAGGCGTTCACCCACACCCGGATGACACCGATGATCACGGTGTACCTCGATGACCCCGCGATCGAGCGTCCGGCAGTGGACCAGGAAGAGATCGCCCTCGAGCACCAGGCGATAGCGGAAGGTGCTCCGGTGGAAGCCCACAAGGACAACAACCACAAGGCGCACGTCGAGGCTCACCTCGGCTTCATCAATTCGCTCGCGCAGGAAATAGAGGGCGCACAGAACGTGCAGGCTCAGGGTCCAATGCAGATGCCGGACGGGAGTCAGGGGCCGAACCTTCCCAACACCGGGCAGGGAGACGTACAGCGTATGATAGCCATGGCCGAACTTATGGTCTATCATGTGCAGGAACACGCCAAGATGATTCAGTCCGATCGGGCACGCGGAATCTCACCCGCCGAGAATCCGAAGTATCCGGCCGGCCGTAAGATCGTTGTGGCCGGAGGAATAGTGCTCGAGGATGAACCCGTGCGCGACGTGGAAGACTGGCGCGATCTCATCCACATCTGGTACTACGAGAAGCTCCCTTACTCCTTCTGGGGGCGCGGGGTTCCGGAGGTCCTCTACTACACGAACAAGGGCCTCGACACGATGCTTTCCCGTGATGCCGACATGGCGATCTCATCCGGGATGCAGAAGGCCTATTTCAACGAGGAGGACAAGGAGAACATCGACGAAGCGGCGTTCGACAACGACCCGCTCAAGCCGATCTTCGTCAAGCAGGCCCCGACCTTCCGTGGCGGTCAGGTGCCCCCCACCAACATGAGCATCTACAACCATCTCAAGGCCAGCGCGGCCAAGCAACTCGGGGTGAACGAAACTTCCTTCGGACAGTCGCCGGGGGCCAACACGTCCGCCGAGATGGTCAAGACCCTCCAGGCACAGAATCAGGTCATTCTCACCGGGGAACCCAACCAGCGGCTCTCGGACACCCTTGAGGGGGTGGTCAAGACCCGCATCCGCATGTGGAAGGAATACTACAAAGAACCGCGCACGTACTTCTTCCAGGGGGTGCCCAAGGCGATCAACGTCTCCAAGCTCGTTTCCGAATTCCAGATCAAGGATGAGCAGGGCAAGGTGCAGTCCAAGCCCGTCCCCGAGTTTCTGGTGACGGTCCGGCCGAACTCCAACTTCCCGCAGAGGTTCGAGTACAAGCTTCAGTTCCTCATGCAACTGGCCCGTACCCCCTCGCCGGACGGCCAGCCCTACGTGCCGCGTGAGGCGGTCCTCGACGTGCTCTCGGAGTTCGACCCGAGGCTCGGCCGCGAAGGCGAGTACTACAAGATGTCGGAAGCCCTCATGCTGGGCCTTCAGAAGATGGCTGACATGCAGAAGGCGCAGGCGGCGGACCTCAAAACCAAGCGGACCCTCATGGGCGCGGTCCGCAAGCGCGGCATCAAGGAACTCATGGGCGAGGGCGTGACCCAAAGCCAGCCTACGGGCGGGGCGGAGCCTGCCGCACCCCAGCTTGACCAAAATCCACATATCGATTCATCGCACACATAAAAAAGAGGTAATCGCATGGCAGACGAGCAGGAAGAGACAGGGGCAGTGATCGATACCCCGGCTGACCTCGCACCGGAAGTGACCCAAGCTCCCCCTCCGGAACCCCCGGCCGAACCGCCTCCTCCGGAACCCACGGTTGAGGAGAAGCTGACGCGCCTCACCAAGGCGGAGCTGGTTTCCAGGGTGATCGAGCTGACCGGCAAGATTCCCGGACCGGACAAGCTGGTGGTGAATCGCTTTCCGTTCTACAAGCTCCTTCAGGCGATGGTCCAGAATCAGCTCGGACAGAGCCACATGGGGCACGCGGCGATCGCCAAGTTCCGGGACATCATGGGTTATGGTTCCTTCGCCGAGGCCCAGGCCGAGTGGGACAAGATTCGTCCCCTTCTCTGAGAGGTGACCGATGAAAATCAGGATGAAAAGCTTCGGGCACAAGGTCGGTCCCTACAAGGTGCCCGAAATCCAGAAGGGCGGCGACAAGGTGAGTTATCCGACCCTGCACCTCTCGAGTCGCCATGCCGGGGACCTTTCCCACCATCAGCGGGGGGACAGTGTAGTGCTGATGTTCAAGGGCAAGGTGGCCGGGACCCGAGACGTGGACACCGAATACGAGTCCGGGCAGGAGGTGACGTTTCACCTTACCCACGGCCACATCCAGACCGAGCGCGAGATGAAAAAGACTCCGACTCCGCGCTCGACACATGATGCGGCGGTTCAGGCAATCCGGGCCATCCATGCATCGAAAGGCAAGGAAGCATGACACACGCTGACGTGGTAAAACACGGAGAGGGGAAGGACTTTTCCAAAGTGACGATGATCGAGTACATTCGTGCGGCCCATGAGAAGGACCCGAACTCGATTTTCCGGTTCGACTTCGTGAATCATGACAGTCTCCTTGCCAAGGTGGCCCAGGTCGGGGCCGACTGGCTCGAACTCCATCCCCACAAGCGCAACCTGCTCAAGTACAATGTGGCCCACATCCTCTCCTTCCAGGATGTGACCGGCGACAAGAGCTACGAGTGGAAGGACTGGACTGCGGGGCGCAAGGAAGAAATCAAACAGACCTGATGGAGGGCAAGATGCCAAAAGCCGTGCACGATGCGCTGGCCAAGGTGGCCGCCAAGTACATGAAGAAGGGCAAGCTCAAGAGGAAGAAGGGCGAGTCCGCGAAACGGGCCAAGGACCGATTCATCTACGGTACCATGGCCAACATGAGGAAACGGGGCGAGATCGAGTAATGGAAATCCACATCAAGAAAAACAGGACGGTGCGGGTGGACCCCAAGCACCCGCAGACTCACCCCGGATACCGGGACGCGCTCCGGGTAGGGAAGGAAAATCTCTCCCGGATGACTTTCGAGAATGAGGCGGCGAAACGGGATTACATGAAGCGTGTCGCCGCTAACCCGAATAACGTTCCCGGAATACCGGATTTCTACCCACCGCTCAAGATTCCGCCGATGGCGGTTCCTGTGGGCGAGACCATTCCGGAGGACGTGCGGACCCGGATGAACATCACTTCCGCGCTCTACGTGGACGGAGAGATGTACTGTGAGGTCTGTTCTTCGGTTACCACCCACGCGTTCAGTCCGAACCAGACTTTTTGCAAAAAGTGCGGCACATCAAAACCATACAGGAGGAGGGCATTAGCATCATGAATTTCATTATCTGTCACGGATACGCCCACAGGTACAACACTGCGGGTGTGATGGAATCGGCCAAGGTCGTCATATTCGACGGCTCGATCGCATTCCAGGAAGAGTTCATGCAGAGGACACCGGAAAGCATGGACCTCACCGGAGGGGACTACTCCGAGATCGAGGCCACGATTTCCCGGTTCTCTTTCATCTTTCAGGACGGACAGCGGCGTACCCCGGTGCAGGACAAGAAGTACGCCCAACCCAAAAACGAAGTTGTAACAAGGTAGCGCGTACTAACGCCTGCCATATTCATTCATCAAAAAAGAAAGGAGCGCATACTAATGCCTCCTGAGAGACTTCCAAACATTGACCCCGCAACGGGGCAGGTTGTTGCAGATGCCGCTGGCGATGCCAACGCAGGCGGTGCGGGTGCACCAGCATCCGACGATTCCGGGGGGACACCCCAGAATGAAAATGGCGGAGCAGGAGCAGGGAACGATGGAAGTACGGGCGATGGCGGGGCCGCAGGCGGTGAAGGCGGCGGGACCGAGGTCGTGGACTTCAGCGTTGATGCGATCATCAAAACCAAGGACGGGTTCGTGTGGAAGGTTGACCCCGACGATCCCAAGTCCATGGTGTACAAGGGAAGGACGCTTCAGGAACTCTTCCAGAACGCGGCAAAGGGCATCAAGGAAAAGGACACGTACATCTCCGAGCTGAAGGCCGCGAGGCCCAAGCTGACGGACAGGGTTACGCGTCTGCCGCAGGAGGACGAAGAGGCGGTCGAATTCCCTCAGTTCGGTCAGGTGCTCGTTGCGGAAGCCCAGAAGTTCGGCATCCAGGATGTTGCAATGCTTGGATGGGGTGATGCCGAGTGGGACAAGTACGCGGAGGAGCACGGCGACCGTGCGGCGAGAAGGCTGGAAGATCGAGTCAATCAGGTCAAGGCATCGGCCAAAGGTACGTACGACAGGGAGAACGCGATCGCGCTCAACAACTACGGACTCCGAGAGGAAACGTCCGTGGTTCAGGACCTGCTCGATGCAGCCGGGATTGCGGCTGATGACCCTGCATTTGACTACGACGCGATTCTCCGGAAGGTGTTCGGTGACAAGTCGAACACGCTTCCCAACGGGGTGCTCAAGAACGGGCGAATCGTCGCTGAAGCGGCCAAGGTGATCAATACCCTGGCCGTCAAGAGGGCGAAGGAGTCCGGGAAGGTGCAGACCGAGGAAGAGATCGCCGCCGAGCGCGAGAACAAGAACGCACGACTCAGAAACCGCGGAGTTCCTGCTGGAGGTCCGGGCGGCAAACGGGCCGATCAGCACCAGCAGAAGCCCGCGAAGTCCATGGCCGAGGCCCTTGCCAGGGCCAAGGCGCAATTTCTCAAGCCATAATCAACGACGGAGGTAGGAAATGCCAGGTTCAGGTGGTCTCGACACCACATTTCTCAACAACGTCACACGAGCGCACTTCATTCCGACGCTCCAGAACATTCTCTACAACCAGAGCCCGCTCTTCAACAGGCTCTTCGTTGCTGGGCGCGTTCAGACGTTCGTTGGGACGGCCCTTCAGTGGGACGTGGTGATCAAGAAACATGCGGCGGTGGGCCGCTTCACGGGTTACGACGTGTTCGCCAACCAGCCGATCAACCCCACGGTTCAGGCACAGCTCCCGGAAGGCGCGTATTACGCCGCGCTTGCGATCTCCGGAACAGAGAAGCGCAAGAACCAGGGTTCGATGGAGAAGCTCCTCGACGCTCTGAAGGTCCAGAACGACAACGCCGTGAGCACGCTGAAGGACGTGATGTACACCGACGCGTACTCGGACGGTTCGCTCGTTGGGGGCAAGCAGGGTCTGGTCGGCCTCAAGAACGCGGTGGACGACGGCGTAGTGAGCGGCATTGCCACATACGCCAACATCGACCGCACGGTTGCGGCCAATGCCTCGTGGAAGGCGAACGTGGACGGCGGTGCTCATCCGGCCGCCAACCTCAAGGACCCGACGACGGCGGACTATCTGCCCTCGCTCATGCGCACGGGCTACACGAACTCCACGCATGAGCACGGTCCGGACATCATCTTCACGACGAAGACGATCTACAACATCTACCAGGACATTGCGGGAATCACGAACCTCCGCTTTGACCAGGAAGTTGCGGACCTCGGCTTCGGTGGGGTGAAGTTCCAGAACGTCACGATGGCGTTCGACGACTTCTGCACGGACAAGTACCTCTACGAGCTGAACCTCAGGGACTGGGACGTGTGGGTGTTCTCGGGTGCCAACTTCGACATGCCGGAGGAAGGGTGGATGCGTCCGCCGAATCAGGACGCGTACATCACCCAGATCATCTGGCAGGGGCAGATGCGGCTCAACAGCCCGTGGCATCAGCAGAAATTCACGCAGATCGGGACCTAAAGTCCCGAAGATCGGCTGTACGTAATTAACATGTATCACTGACAAGGAGCTACATCTGTGGCCGACGCAATCATCCAGAACTACGTAGGGCCAGGGGCACCGGAAGTCATCTACGAAGGCTACGATGTTTACATCAAGGTCTTCAATGAGACGGGTGCCGCACTGACGGAGGGCCAGGTCGTCAAGGTGAGTCCCGCGAGTTCAACCTCCGGGCAATACCCTTCGGCGGTCCAGCCGACAACGAACGCCGCCGTGATTCACATCATCGGCGTGGTCAACAACGGCAAGCTGGGGGTCTCCAGCATCGCCAACCTCACCTGGGGATTCGTGCAGATTCAGGGGTACTGCCCGAAGATCGCCACGGCGGGTGCGGTGACGACGGTGGACCACCAGCTTATCACGACAAACGCATCCTACAACGCGACTTCTTCAGGTGCGACGACCGAAACGACCGCTTCATTCGCTTCGGCCAAGAGCACGGTCGGCGGTGCAGGGTTCGTCTCCGGGTGGCTCACCGGACGTTTGATCGCGATGACGTAAGCAGGAGGCAAGGGTGCCCCGAGGGACGTAGGGAGCCTAGTGGGTGGGTTCCCCGCCTCACCTCCTGTGGGCGGCGTGGACGTACCCGAGGGGCACCTTTTATTCATCAAACCAAAAGAGGAAAACGTGAAATACATCAAGAAGTGGGCTTCGATGCTCACCGTCGCGATTCTCGTCGTCACACTCTGCGTGCTCGTCACCCAGCAGTATGACATCCAGATCGCGAAGTCCCAGGCCCTGCCGTTCTTCTGGACGCTCAAAATCTCGACCAAGATCGTCGGCACGTCCAACTGGCGAGGCCAGCATTCCTTTGCGTGGCGCGGTGCCCCGACTCAGGCACTCTACGACACCGTGTACGTGAAGGGGACGCTTCCCACCGACTACGTATTCGTTCAGCGAACCCGGTCCCGGAGCACCCCTGCCGTGTTCACCGAGGTGAACCAGCTCAAGGGTTACACTACTGGGATTTACGGAATTGCCTCGACCGATACAATTTATGTGTCGAGGCAGGACACGCTGGTTGCGGATTCGCTTTACAATTACATGGTCATCAGATAACAAGGGAGAGCAACCATGAAACGCACGTCTCTGTTGGTTGCTCTCCTGTTTATCCTTTCCGCTGGGGCGAGCGCACAGTGGAACACGATATACACGGAGAACAGCCAGAACAGGTACAAGCACTACTCGGCGGCGACTGCGGCCAACGGGGATACCGTGGTCAATCTGGTGGCCGCTCAGAGGTCGGATACGGCCGCTCATCCCTTCCTCGTTGGCATTGTGATGAACGCGATGGTCAACAGCGCGTCGTACACGGTTCTTGACGGGGGCACCACCGTCGCGGCCGCTACCTTCCCGTCAACCGCACTTACGTATCCGGTGTACATTCCTTACAACGTCAAGCTACAAACGTCGTTGGTGTTGAAGATTGTCGGTGCCAACGACGTAACGCTCATTTACAGACTATGGCGTTAACTGGAGGAGTGATATGCCGGACCTTTTTGGAAAGGTCGCGTATTCAGACCTGATCGACGACATCCGGGGCGCGTCTCCCAATGAAGCCGACATAGCGGGCTGGGACGACCACCGCCTGAAGATGTTCATCCTTCAGGCCCAGGAACGAATCTGTCAGATGGCCAAAGTGGAGGACCAGTGGGTTCTCTACCTCAAAACGGGTTTCTCGCAGTTCAACTACACCGAGAACCCGTACATCACTGGCGCGTCTGCGGCTTCGCCCATCGTAATGCAGACCGTCTCTCCCCACAATCTCAATCAAGGGGACACCATCCGTCAGATGCGGGTGGCCGGGGTTCCCGGAGCGAACGGGCAGTTCCAGGTCTATCAAGTCATTTCCCCGACCTCGTACTCGATCTACAATTACGAGGTGATCACCGGGGCGACCAACGCTTCCCCTATCGTCATCAACGATACCGCTCACCCGTTTAACACGGGCGACACGGTTACGATTGCCGGGGTTCTCGGTAATCTGGCGGCGAATGGGACGTGGGTTATAACGGTCGTTGATCAGGACCATTACTCACTCAACGGTTCGACCGGGAACGGCACCTATACGGGCGGCGGAAGCGCGACACGCATTACGAACGGAACTGGCACCACCTACGTTGGGCCGAGCGGTCAGTATTACCGCTTCAACGAGATTCCGGACATGTTCCGGGATTTCAAGGTGGGAAGGATGCTCGTCAACAACTTCCTGCAGGAGTTCCGGTACGTGGACCCCGCCAATTTGGTCGATCTCCAGGTCCGGGACAACATATTCCTCCTCGGGCAAGCGGCAACCTACATTTATCCGGTTCGGGGCATGACCACCAACCGGGACACCCACAGGCAGTTCGTGGTTTACCCGGTCCCGGTTGTTGATATCTATCTTACCGGATACGGCACCATCCACATCAACGCCCGGACCTACGCCAACGACAATCTCGGGGCCAGTATCCACCTCTCGGCCAAGTGGCATGAGGCGATCAAGAAGTTCGTCGAGTACCGTGTTGAGGACAAGCTGGGTCACAAGAAGGATGCGCAGGTGAGGTACAAGGAATTCCTGATTGAGGCAGACATCGAACGCAAGAATCGTCAGATTCACCCACAGATGAGGATAACGTACGAATGAGCACAGTCCAGGCACAGATGGGGAGGCTCGCCCAGCGGATTGACCCCGTTACCCCTGCTGGAGTGTCCATCACTGCGGCCAACGTTGGGACCGTGGATGGGAGATTCAACCGGAATCGCCTTCTCGACATCTACAACGAAGCGAGAATGGCGTTGGCTAATGTCATTCAGCAGAAGCTCGACCCCGTATACCGGCGTGAGGCCGTGGCCAACAACGTGCTCACGGCGACCCTGACGTTTGCTTCCGGGGTAGCGAACAAGCCAGCCGGGTACGTGAGCACGTTCCTGTTGAAATCGAACGCGGGTCAGATAATTACGGTACTGCCCGTGGCCCTCGAGTATGCGACCAAATCGAGAGACGGAGTTAACAATCCGCTCGTCTACGAGAAATCAATCACGTTGGCCTCGGTCAATGGAAATCTGTACGTTCCGGACGCGAACAACTACGTGCTCGAGTATTTCGGAGTGTCGTATTTCGCCCTCTCGGACGTGACGGGCGGCGTGACCCTGGAAACCTTCAACCAGATATGGGAGCCGACGATTCTCGAGCTTGCCCAGGCTATCGCCCTTGAGCAGGGCATAGTCAACGTCATGGCACTTGCCGATTCCTTGATCGGCGGAGGGAAACAACAGTAATGGGACTTTCCAAGCAGTGGACCGCGATTCAGGCCTACACTCACGCGGCCAGCATCTTCGGCGACATGGATCCCGTGGCCTACGCCCAGAGATTCGAAATTCTGAACCTCGCGCAGTTCTCGGTGTTGGCCAATTTCTACGGCCTCATGTCCGCGGCCTACATGACCCCGGTGACGTTCAGCGTAGACCAGACCTGTGCGGCGGCTACGGCCGGGAACGCCGGATTCACCGCCGCAACGCAACTGCTCACGGCGACCAGCATTACGTTTGCTTCGACCGACGCGGGGAAGACGGTCATAATGCGTAAGGGGACGAACGGATGGGTGGGATTCGTCCTTGCGGTGACCGGGGTGAACACGGCGGTGCTTTACGGTCCCCAGCTTCCGACCACGGATCAAGCGGCTCTGGACGAGTTCATCATGCTCAATACCGCCATAACGTCAAGCGTGATCGACATCTCGACCCTGCCCATCATGAGGGCGGGTGGGCCGCAGATCAAATGGGAACTGGAGAGTTCCGCTACTCAATTCCTCGACGTGGTGTCTGCCGAGAAGTTCCGCACGTTCCGGCCCTCGGACCCCGGTAATGCTAACCGGATAGTGTGGTACGTTTCCGGGAACTACATGTACCTCAAGTGGGGAACGGGCCTAGGTACCACGGCCGGGACTCTGACTCTCAGGTATCCGAGGGTTCCGATCGCGATGGCGGCGGACGGAGATTCGCCTGACATCCCGGACGGTGCACCGATACAGCTTTTCCTCACTCTCATCAAGAGGACGCTCGACAATCGGTTCATCAAGTCCAAGGCCAACTACACCGCCGAGATAACGGAGGGGGTGGAGACGACCATGCGAGCGTTCGGCATGGTGGCCAAGGAAGAGGAAATCGAGAATAAGGTCAAGACGCTGGCGGCATGAGCACTCCCAAAGGGTTCATATCGAAGGCACTGGACGGGGTAATCAAGTTCTTTACGAACTATTCCCCGGAAGAGGTATCGTCGAATTACGCCCTCGACATGAGAGGTCTCCGCCTCAATTCGGGCGGCTATCTCCTCCAGCGGGACTACGGTACCCAGCAGTTGTACTCCGGGCAGACTCCGCCGCTACCCAACGGTGTGACCTCGATGTACATCTACGACGGCTGGGTGATGTATGACTCGTTCACGGGCCTGGATTACGACATCGTAGCGTGCATCTGCACCACGAGGGCCGGAGGTGGAACACGCCTCAAGTTTTTCGTGTACGATGGCACGTGGACTGAGCTGACTCGAGTGATCAATGCGACAATCAACGGGACTCCCGGTACCCTTACCAAGACGGTGAACATCTCGGCTCCGACAGAAAACGGAGCGTCGATCACCCCAGGAGTTAACGAGTTCCAAGACTTTTTTGTGGTAAATACGTCGGTGCTCAATCCGACCAAACGCTCGGCCATAATCGTCAGTGCCAACACGTCCTCGTCAATCACCAATCTGGACAGTTACCTGGGTTCAGACGGGCTGATATGGACGAACGGGGACAACCTTATAATCCTTCAGTCCAACGGCTTGTCGGACGCGGCCTATGATGACACGATAGGTTCAAATGGTACGCCGCAAATCCGGGTTATAACACAGGAGGACCAGCGGAAGTTCACGGCGTATCTGGGCAGGACCACGACCACCCCGCTCACGCGCCAGCTTCCGATAAGGTTCATGAAGCGTACTGACCAGCGCAAGTATTTCTGGACAGGCAGTGCGGCCAATCTTCGGAACCTCAATGTAGGGGGTGTCAAGAACTGGTGTTCGGAGGTGGGGGGCGGACTCACTCCCCTCGGGGCAACCTTCGGGTCCCCGATAGGCGTAATCCAGCCTTCGTCCGGCCACCAGACCACGAGTTCTCAGTACCCGATCGACACATGGCTCCAGATCGAGTTTGATGCCGTGGCCGGGGCCACCCCGAACGCAGGGTACAATCCGTATTGCTTCTTTGCGATAACCTGCGTTTATGCCTCGGCGACAGGTGTGGGGTACCAAGAGTCTGACCCTGTGATACTGGCTTACTGCGGCACGTCGAACGTGACCGCGCTCGGCATCTCGCTCCAATTTGACATTAATTTCGCCCGGATGCCGAAGGACCTGATAGCCTTCAATATCTACGACTTCAGGACCAGCCTGGGGAATACGATTATCCAGGCCATCTATGACAGGCTTAATACTGTCGCATGGTCAGACTTCATCTTGGTTGAGACCATACCAGTACAGGGGTCTTACTCCTCACTAGTCACGTGGTCGGGCACCGCTCCCGGAGATGTGAACGGTCTTACCATACATGGGGCGGTTTCATGGTCAACGGATGTGGCGAGGACCGGAACCATAAGCCTTTCATCGGCCCTCAACCACAATCCGTCGATGACGCGAGCACTCATCAAGCCGAGGTTCATATCACGCGGCGGGAGGGACAAGGGCCAGCTTGTCGCGGCGGATTCGGACGACCGGACATTGTGGCTGACCTCGTTCGACGGTTACCAGACGCATGAGGACGACAATTTTGTTTCCACTACGCCGGACCTCACCAATTTCAACACCCGGATAACCCTCAACGGGCAGGGTGAACTTCAGGGACTTTCCTCGCACGAAAGTCAGGTGCTGGCGTTCAAGTGGTCGGAGATTGAGGTCATTGACCTGATAGCGGGGTCCCAGGACCTCTACCAAATCGACTTCGCGGCCAAGCGTTCCATCATCAAGACCGATTGGGGCACGCTGTGGGCAGGGAATCGCGGAATCTACATGATGCGGTACGGCGGCGGTAACGAGATTCTCCCGATAAACAAGGACTGGCAGAATCTCTATGACGGCACCATGCAGAACTCGGCCGGGACGGGACCGATAATTACGGCGGCGGCACGCAAGGCGATCATCGCGGGGTGGGACCCGACTTACGAGGAGGCCCTCTTCCAGGTTCAGGCCTCTTTCGATGGTTCGACCACCGAATATATGGTCTACCGTTATAATCCGGGCAGGAACGCATGGAGCGTCCGCAAGTTTCAACTGCTGGCCGGGGGAGGGTCCCAGACACCGATTGCGTATTTCGCCAAGTACTCCAACGGAACGATCGTCATCGGCGCACAGAACAACTTGCTCACCTATCCGGTGCGTACTACTTACCTGGACGAACTCACGTCCGGTGGAACTGGCGGACAGGGCTTCGATACGTGGGTCATAGTGAACGTTGGCGAGATTTACGAGCTTCTCAAGACGAATGTGCTCTACTCGTATCTTCTTGACTTCCTCGGGTCCTCGATCTCGGGAACGGGTACGATACAGGTGGACCTCTACGCCAATTACGAGACCACGCCGTACGACACGCAGACGTTCCCCATTGACCAGCTTCCGCTTATGCGGCTTACGGTCCCGAGAGGGGCATTCGATTCGATACGGGTCAAGGTTTCAATTCCGTCCGGGCAGGTGTCGGACATCAAGAATTTTAACGTGGACACGTTCGCATTTAACTTCATCAAGTATCCAAGGATAGGTAACAACTAAGAGAGGTTCAAGATGGCCGCAGATACGGGTGGCACTCTTTCGGCAATGGCTTCAGATGCGGCTTCCGGTTTCTCGATCGGGGGTCCGACAGGCGCGGGGGTGGGTGCTCTCTTTGGCCTTCTGTCCGGCCTGGCTTCGGAATCGAGTCCCGAGTACAGGGTGCTGGAACAGCGTAAGCAGCTTCTCCGTCAGCTTATTGCGGCCCGTCGTGCTGAAGCCATAGCCGAGGGGTCGAAGATAATCGCTCAGCAGACTCAGGGGGCGGTTCAGGCGGCGGAAACCGGGGCGGCGAGGCGTGCCGCATCGAGGGGTATTCAGGACACGTCCGGTTACATTCAGCCAGCCGGACAGAATGCGCTCTCTCAGGGCTCGACCGCGATGGAGAGGTTCATCACCAACACCAACGCGCAGTACGATCAGGCGGAGATGAATCTCGAGTCCGAGTCACTCAAGTTCCCCACGCCGGAACCTCTTTCCAACGTGGTTGCCAAGATCGGGCAGTCGGCTACAGGCTTCATCCAGGACATCCGAAAACAAAAGTTGATCGACGAATATAACGCCAACCAGCCGGGAGGTTCCAACTACCTTGCGAATCCGGGCGCACCTTCGGTGGACGCGCAGGGGAACCCGACGTATTACCCCGGAAACACATCACAGGCCGACATCACACAGCCCGGAGCAGTCAATGCGATGCCCTTCGCCGACAATATTGTTGCGGCAAGGCGTTCGGCGGTCAATTCGTTCAAGGATGGGGTGGGTCCCGGAATAGCGGTTCCGGGGTTCAATGACAAGCAGGTGGATGCGGCAACGCGTGAACTCCTGAACGCGCACAGGCGCATGTACATGGGCCTCGGAGGGCAGTATTAATGCCTACACCTTCATTTGCGGAAATGGATTCGACCTCCTCCGATTTGATGCAGAACATAATCGGAGACGTTTCCAAGAGGTACACTGATAATATGGCGTTGGAAAGTCAGCTCAAGCAAGACCAGGCTGACAAGGTGTATTCCCAGCGTATACTCGATTCTTACATCGCGAACCATAATCCCAGGAAAGTGGAACGCGTTCATCCGGTGACCGGGGAAAAGGAAATCATCGAGAAATATCCCACCATCGATGAGACCTTCCGACTGGCCACCCAGGCGAGGGCCGCTCTAGCACAGAGCGGGGGCCGTCATTCGGCTTACGCGGCCGATCAGATCGGCAAGGACCTCGATGCGAGACTCCGATACCAGCAGAGGTCCCCCAAGGCGGACGAGCTTCAGTCCTACATCGACCAGTACGGGCCGGAAATGGGTCTCCAGATGTTTAACAAGGCTCAGGTCCAGCGTCGTGTGGCCCCGGTCGAGGCCCGGAGTGCTGGCGAGCAGAAGCTCGAAGAGACCAAGCAGAAAGGACGTGAAGAATTGGCCGGAATCAATTTCGGGTACCGGCTGAAGTTAGAATCCGTCAAGGCGGAGAAGGCATTCTCCCCGGTCGAACTCGACAACGGCAATCTCGGCGTGACATGGCACAACCCCATCACTCATCAAGCCGGGGTGTATGATACCGGGGTGAAGGGTACCAAGCTCGAAGGCAAAAATACCGGAAAGGGTGGGAAGGTAACCACCAACGAATGGTTCAAGGTGTGGCAACCCGTCATGGATGCGGAACTTCGGGCGGTCTCGATGATGCATTCGGAGCAGGAAGCCAATGCCGGGAAGGCGAGAGGCCCGAACGACACGAATCTGCTTTTCAACCACATGGGGATGACGCTTTCGGCCCAGAAGGGAACCCGAATCACGTACGCCGAGATTGACAACGCCATCAAGGCGAGGTCCTTCCCGGAAGATATAATGGAACTCTGGGATAAGGTGTCCACGGGCGGGTTCCTCTCCCCAGCCCAGCGCAGGTATTTCGTTGAACTTGCAATGAGACGGCGCATGGATTTCGTTACGGCGGCACGTAGGGCCGCCACCGCCATCAAGATGGACCCGACCACGGAACCCAAGTTCAACCCGGAACTTCCACCCGTCGAAGGTCAGGTATCGAGGGCGACCGGGGGCGCGACAGATGCAAACGCCGGACAGGGCGGAGCGGCGAGCGGCCAGGGGGAAGCCGGAACCGCTCCGTCCTTCCAGCTTCAGGGCGAGAAGGGATCCTATAATTGGGACGCGGAGGATTCGGAATACTTCAAGAGTCAGAACGGGCACTACCCGACACAGCAGGAAGCTGAAGCGGAAGCCAAAGCAGGCGGACACATCTAATGGGCGACTACGCAAAGTCGAAACAGCAGGCTCAGCCCCCTCTTCCGGACGACAAGTCGGTTACGGCCGACGCAGGGGGCGATACCGATGTTAAGATGAGCACGAAGTTCATGACCAAGATCGGTTCCCCGGAACAGGTGCGGCGCATGCTCCTTCAAAAGTATGGACCGCGCAACGTCTGGGGTACGGCATCGGGCCGTTGGTTCGTCCGGAGCACCGATTCGAGGGGCAACTTCACGCCGTGGACCGAGGCATCCGCATCCGATTTCTCGGTACCGGGCATACTGGCCGGAGCTTTGCCCACCGCTGGCGGCGCACTTGGCGGGGCACTTGCCGCTCCTGCGGCGGCGGCTACCGGGAACCCCATGATCGAATCCGCGGGGGTGGGCCTCGGCACGGCGGCGGGTGAGGAACTCAATCGAGGCATTTCAGAAGTCTTTATGGGGCCGCGTGGCGAGTCCGCGCTCGAGCATGCAGGGTCAACTGCAATGGCCGGGGCGGCGGGGTTTGCAGGGGCCGAGATTCCCCGTGCGGCCAAGGGCATCTTCCAGGCAAGTGCGGAAGCGTTTGAAAATTCGAAGCTCGGACGTGGAATGTTCGCCCATTTCGCCGGGGATGTCGATCAACCGCTCATCGATGCCGCCGCCGACATGGGCATCCGGCTTACCCCCGGTGAGTCCTCCAAGAGTCCTCAGCTCAAGCAGATGATGCAGTTCCTGAGGAACGCGATCGGATCCTCTTCAGAATTTGCAAAGTTTGAAGGGCCGAGGTACGAACTCTTTACCAAGTACGTCAACGACTATCTGGATTCGATCGGGAAGTCCACCCAGAGATTCAAGAATCTGGGCGAAGCCTTCATGAATGCGGTGGAAGGTCTGAGGCGCGACCGTCTCGGGACCACCGACTTCACCACCGGACTCAAGGTTTCCGGCGTGGCGGACCAGCTCTTTTCGGACGCGTACGGTATCGCAACCAAGGCGTTCCCTGCCCGAGCAATCGGTAACACGGGCGTGGCGGAAGCGTTGGTTGATATGAAGGACGTGAAGGATACTGCGGTCGAACTGGCCGAGAACCTGTCCGGGATGAACGTCGCCGCGCCCAAGCTCTTCAAGCTGGCGCGGACCACCGAGGATACGATCGGGATGTCCGAGTTCTCCGATCTTCGTTCGGACCTCATGCAACTGGCGAAGTCCAAGCAGATCATAGGCACGCGAGCGAACAGGCTTGCTACCATGATGGTAGGCAAGATGGACCAGACGCTCAAGGCCCAGGCGCAGAGATACGGGGTGGCCGACACGTTCCTTCCTGCCCTTGAGAAGGCGAGGAACTATTACGAGAAGGCGGCCAAGCTCTTCAATGAGGGTATCATAGCTCAGGTGGCCCAGAAGTCGCCGACCGAGGTGGCGAAAACAATTGTGACGATGAACAAGGCCGAGGACGTAAGGACGGTCAAGAACATCCTCATGCGGAAGAACCCTCAGCTCTGGAACAACGTCCAAGCATCAACCATCGATTGGGCGATGCGGTTCAAGCCGGGAGTCTATTCCCGCGCCGAGGTGACCAAGACTCCGATGGTGCAATCCAACAGGCTCCGGGCGTGGTGGACCAACATTCTCCCGGAGGTGAAGCAGTCGCTCTTCACGGCCGAGCAACGTCGCGCCATCGACAAGATCGCGCTTGTCGGTTCCGAAATTCCCATCGGGAACCTCCCGCAGGGGTGGGCGGGGAGGACGATCGCCATGAGCAAGGGTGCGGCCATCGCTACGGGGTCGATCGAAGCGGGTCTCGCCGGACTTGGGTTCGGGGCCGGGATGCTTACCGGGCACGGGGCGGTGGTGTCCGGCATGATCGGCCTTGGAACGCTCTGGATGCTTCCCAAGACGGTAGCCAAGATGGCACTTTCTGCGGAGGGACGGGCACTCATGGGCGAGGGACTACAACTTTCCTCATCCAAGCTGGTTACGCGTCCGGCCGTGATGGCCAAGTACATGACCAGACTCACGACCTACATGCTTTCTCACCCCGAGTACACCGCGGACATGAAGGAAGCCCAGAAGCGCATCCGGGCCGGGATGATGCTTTCAGCTAACGGCCTCAAGACCGACGAGGAAAACGTTAACGCGTTCCTGGAGAAGAATCCGAACTTCAAGTGATGGGACAGTACGCTCAAATACAACAGCAGAAGGCCATCGGACAGCTCGATTTGAAGGGGCTAGCTCCGGCTGATGCTCTGAGTGTGTACAATCCGGCGAAGGTCCAGCTTGACCAGAAGAAGGAAGACAAGCCGGAATTCATCCGCGTGAAGGACCAGCGTCCCGAAGCCGGGAAAATCCACAACTTCAGTGGTTACTACCATGCAGAGATACTCAAGCGAATCGCATACGCGGCCCTTGAGTCCGGTGTCCCGCCTGAGACTGCACTTGCAGTTGCTATTAATGAGAGTGCGGAGACGATTTCTGCGAGGAGCGTTAATCAGGGGAAGAAGCTGAAGGCTTATTTTCAGGACATGCTCGCGGACGACGGTTTGCACATGAATGCCTTCATGATGAGGCCCACCACGGCCTACGGGACGGATACCGGGAAGGCGTTCGTGAAGAAGGATGAACAGCTTCGCAAGGTGGCTTCGGATTCGGAAGAGGCGCAGGCCGCGTTCCTGAAGCATAGTACCGAGGGATTCCGGGAACTTCAGCGGAGGGCACCGTACGAGTTCATCAAGCACGGTTACAAGGTGTATCCCAACAATGAGGAACTCGCCCTCCAGCATTACAACGGCATGGGCACCATCGAGGAGAGTTCCTATCCCCAGGAACGGAAGATGTTGGGCATCAAGGGGAAGGTGAAGGGGTCCGAAGTACCGCTCTACGGCAAGCGGGTGATATCCATCCGGGAGAACATAGTCAAGAAGAATCCGACCCTGATGAAACTGATCGACGAAGCCAAGAATGAGGCCGAAGGTGCCGGACGAGAACGGTAACCCGACATTTTTCGATAAGCTGGAACAGTCGCTTTACAACCCGTACACGTCCCTGGCCAAGCGGTTACTGCCCAAGGACCTCCATGATTCGTATCTCGGGGCGGCGGTGTTTGGTATCACCGGGGCACTGGACCTTCCTTCCGAAGCGGTGCTCGGCGGAATAAGGTCCGGCGTGACGGCTGGCAAGCAGGCCCTCGAGTCCGCGAAACAGGGAGACGTGATGACGGGCACGCTTCAGGGCCTCAACGCAGTCTCCTCCCCGGTGGTGGGAGCCATGGCGGGGACTGCGGGTCTGCCTATCGTTGCGGCATCCAAGGTTGCTGAGAAGATTCCGGGTGTGGCTCCAGTGGCCCAGGCGGTCATGTCTCCCTCCGCCGCTTACCTGAAATCCAAGCAGGAGCAGGGCCTCGAAGTCACCCCGGCCGACCGTGCCGCTGGACAACTTGCGGACCTCGCATGGAACGCCGTCATGTTCCGCAAGATGGGGCAAATAACCGAAGGGATGAAGGCGCATTCAATCCAGACACCTGACGGTCCGCGAGTGGTGGCAATCCCGGAACTCTACCAGGAACAGAATCCTCTTGACCGCAGGATGTCCAAGGAAGCCGAGGACTCACACGTCGCCAAGAATTATAAGGAGTTCGACCCGGACCTCACCCGGAACATCAAAGCGGTGGCCTTCAAGGTGGGCGACCGGATAATTCCCGGTGAGCCGAAGGACGTGCACGCGCTTCTGTACGACCGCCTTCCCCAGGAAGACAGGGACGCGATTCAGTATCAGTACGCGAAGGTCGGGGAAGCCAATTCGGCGGGGTTCGTCACGCAGGACGGACGGTTCTTCACCAAGTACCAGCTCCTTACGATGCAGAAGGAGCTTGCGGCACGCGAGGAGGCCCTGCCCAAGTTTGCGTCCAGTGACCATGTATTCGATTATTCGAAGGAAATGACCTTCGACAAGTACGTGGACATAACCCGGAGGCTCCGCAATAACGAAGAGCTGATGCAGAGGAAGCTCTCCGAGACGAAGGACCCGAAGGAACGGCAGAACATCATGCGCACTTACGGTTATGTGATTCAGCTCGACCGTGAGGCGATGAGCTTCTACAACCAGCGGCACTCGCTCCGGAACATGGGCTACACTCCCGAGGAACTCAATTTCGATTCCGGAATCGCGTTTGACCGTTTCTACAAGGAGCGTGCCCACATCCGGTCCAAGGTATCAGACCAGATCAAGACCGCCATGCCGAACCTCAAGCCGGAGCAGGTGGATTCGTACATGTTCATGAATGACGAATTCGCCCATCACTGGTCGAAATGGACCGGAAGGCCGGCCGTTGAGTGGTATCTCAACCGCTTCGGTGAGGGCGGCGGATTCAGGGCAGGTGAGTCCGCGGGAGGCCTCAAACAGGGCGCGAATGCCCCAACTTTCTATTCCGGTCTTCAGCGTTCCATCGAGGAGAAGATGCCCGAGCGTGCGGGACCTCTCCAGGTGCGGAACATCGCTTATCAGTACGCCAAGAAAGATGAAATCAAGTGGACGGGGCTTGATGAGTTCCTGGATTCCAAGAAAGGCCAGCCCGTTACCAAGCAGGAGGTACTCGATCATCTCAGGAACAACGCAGTCCAGGTCCATGAGGTGATGAAAGGGACCGATTCCAAGAAGGTTGGGTATGATCCTACCCAAGACGATTGGAACGGCATGGACGAGGATTGGTATGGGAGCGGCGATTTTCCCGACATCAAACTTGGAACTGGTGACTATCGAGCAGTTGATGCTGAGGGTAACAACTTCGTATATATCTATCAGCGTAATGACGGTAAATGGGTGTTTCAACACCCCAATGATGCAAAAGATGTGTTCAATACCAGGGAGGAAGTAGATCGTTTTGCCAATAGCGTATTCAATCGTGAGGAAGGTTTCGCTCAGTACCAGGATTATTCCGTTCCTGGTGGTAAGAATTACCGGGAACTCCTGCTGACGCTCCCGGAGAAGGGTGCCATCAATACCAAAGAGAACTTTGCTAAGGCGATGCGAGGTGAAGACCCCACAGAACAGGATTACCAGTCTCCTCATTGGCAGGAGCCTAATGTCATCGCCCACGTCCGTATGCAGGACTTTACCGATGCGCAGGGTAAGCGTGTCCTGTTCCTTGAGGAACTCCAATCCGATTGGCACCAACAGGGGCGTAAGGAAGGTTATCGAACACTGGAAAAGGACAGAATAGGGAAACTTCCGGTAGGGTGGGTGGTTAAACCTGAACCTACCAGTATTGCTGGTAGTAGGTGGCAATTATTTAATGAGACAGGTGAGAAAGTAGACGATTTCCCGGTGTTTAACCACCCAGACAATTTGGAGGGTGCTACAAAGGAAGCAATAGCTCGTATTAACATGTTTAATGAGTCAGGGCCACCTCAAGGTCCTTTCTCCAAGTCCTGGCATGAGATGGCCCTCCGCCGTATGCTTCGTTATGCCGCCGAGAACGGCTATGATAAGGTGGCTTGGACCCCCGGCGCGTGGCAGGATGCTCGTTGGGAAGGTGCCGACGCGGAAGAAGGGATGAAGGGCTTCTATGACAAGATGGTTCCGGACTATCTCAACAAGTACGGGAAGAAATGGGGCGCGAAAGTCGGCGAGACGGTACTCAAGACCGGAACGAATCTGCCACAGAAACGGGATTGGAAAAGAGAGGGTAGTGATAAACTGACCGGATACTCGATTCAGGTTGATGAAAATAACTACGCTCACGGCTACAAAACTAAAGAAGCGGCTCGTACCGTCCCTTCTATTGACGTTACCCCGGCGATGAAGAAATCGGTGATGGAGGAGGGCCAGCCGCTCTTCCAGAGTTCTTCTTCAAGGGCCAATGAGTACTTGAAGCGTGTGACAGAGAATGCCCGTAGGGCCATAAAAGTAGGCAACGAGGTAGTAATTGCCCAGCCCGGAATGAAAACCCATTCCGACATCGTAGAAAGCCACCCCACTGCCAGGAAACTGGCTTCAGAGAGCATGGCTAAATTTCAGGAGATACTTGGCAGGCAAGAGACTGAAGTTAGCGATGCCAGTTTAAAGGAACTTAAGGAGTACAGGGAAAAACACAAAAATGACATCGTTGAGGGGTATGTCCGACCCGATGGTTCATTCGTCTCCAAAGAGGACATCGAGCAGACGTACCGTGATCTGAGTGGTAAGGAGGGTTTTCGGCTTTACCAGAAACGAAGCGGCATGTCACCTGAAGAATTCGATCGGCTCATGGGTGGTGAGGCCAAGGGTTCCGTTCATTTCAAGGACCAGAAGGCCATCATTACGGCATTCTCCAAGGCCGATTTCTCGACGCTCGTTCATGAGACCGCTCACGTGTACCGCCGCGACCTCCCTCCGGAACTCCTTGCCGAGGCGGAAAAGTACGTCGGTGTGAAGGACGGCAAATGGGAGGTCGAGCATGAAGAGAAGTTTGCGCGGTCCTTTGAGAAATACCTGAGGGACGGTCAGGCACCGACTCCCCTCCTCAAGCAGGTGTTTGAGGACTTCAAGAAGTGGCTCATGGACATCTACGTTCACGTCTCCGGTTCCGCGCTAGACGTGGACGTGCACCCCAACATCAAGAAGGTTTTTGACCAGATGCTCGGCGGTCCGGAGACGGTCCCGGTGCAGAAGACTCGAGTCATTCCAAGATCAACAGGAACCTATGGAAGACCTCAGTAACAAGACAGCGCTCTTTGTCGATCACGGTCTCTTCACGTTCATCGCGGAGAAGCTGGCTCCGAGTTTCGGCAAGATGTATTACTACTCGGAGTGGAAAAACGCGTTTCCCAAGTTCTCTATGGCTTCCCCCGGTGACGGCGTTCCGGGCCTGATACGGGTACACGACATCTGGCCGCTTGCAAACAAGGTTGACATTGTCATCTTCCCGGACATCTATAACGGGGAACTTCAGCTTCAGCTCCGGTCGATGGGAAAGGTGGTGTGGGGCGGCGGGACGACTGACGTGCTCGAGCACAATAGGGAACTCTTCCGCAATCTCCAGGTGGAACTTGGCATGGCGGTCCCGGAAACCGCGATCATAGTGGGGATGACCGCGCTCCGGGATTATCTCATTGAGAACGCTCCGAAGCACGTCAAGATTTGCACGTACCGGGGCGACATGGAGTCTTTCAAGCACGATTCCTACGATGTGACGGAATGCTATTTGGACGATCTCGAAGCGCGGCTCGGTGCCCAGAAGGAGTCAGTCACTTTCATTGCCGAGGACCCCGTAGGGGAGATCGAGATCGGCTTCGACGGGTGGTGCATCGACGGCAAGTTCCCGGAAATTTGCGGTTACGGCTACGAGGTGAAGGATTGTGGTTACGTTGGAAAGATAGTACCTTACTCGACGTTGCCAGTGGCGTTGAGCAAGGTGAATGGGAGTCTCGGTCCCGAACTCGGACGCCGAGGCATGCGCGGGTTTTTCTCTACGGAAGTTCGGGTGGGCGCTGACCGAGTTCCGTACCTCCTTGACCCATGCATGAGGGCGGGCAGTCCCCCGTCCGAGGTTATGATTGAATCGTACGACAACCTTGCGGAGATCATCTGGGAAGGGGCGCACGGCAATCTGGTCACTCCCAGGCCGACAGGAAAGTACACCGCGATCGCGATGATGGAGTCCAAATGGGCGGATACGCACTGGATGAGCCTCATGATTCCGGAAGAGGTGGCTCCGTGGGTGAAGCTCAAGTGTAAGGCGGTGAAGGACGGGCGTACCTATTTCGTACCGCAGTACGGGGAGCTTTGGACCATTGGCGGGGTGGTTGCCGTGGCTGACACGATGAACGCGGCCATCTCGCTGGTTAAGGACCGTGCGGAGCAGATCAAGGCGTACGATCTCCGCATCCGGACGGACAATTTCAGTCAGGCGGAGGAGGAGGTGAAGGAGGGCAGGAAATACGGAGTCAATTTCTAACAGGAGGATACCATGCTCAATATCAATATCAAGACCATTCCGCACGCCCAGCACCGCTACCCAACGGTGGGGGATTACTTCGACAAGAACGGGAAGCATGAAGTCCGTGTTTCCAAGATGTCGGATTGGAGGTACGAGTTTCTCGTCGCTCTGCACGAGCTTGTCGAGTCCCACCTTTGTAAGCACCGGGGCATCGCGGAGCAGTCCATTACCGACTTCGACGTGTGGTTCGAGAAGGCGCGTGAGATGGGAATGATCTTCGATGACGACGAGCCGGGGTGCCACCCCTCGGCTCCGTACATGAAGGAGCACATGTTTGCGATGATGGTGGAGCGGCAGATGGCCAGGGAACTCGGGGTGGATTGGGACAAATACGCGGAGGAAATTGAAAAACTGCCATGACACGTGAAGTGCTGAAAACCCGATTCAACCAGACAAGTACGGTCCAGCTTTCCAAGGGAGTCTGGGCACTCATTCTCAGGCACAAATGGCATGCGGTCGTCATTCTCGTGTTTGAGATTAAGATTCACGCTCTGGCTCTCCATCACATGAACGAGCTTAAGAGTTTGTGGGATATCCTCAAAACATTCTGGTGAGATATGGCTTACGTTCCTAAATCCACGTTCTCCGAAAGAGATACTCCGGAAAGCAGGTCCAGGAAGGAGAACAGGGAGTTCCAGCGGATAGCGAGGTCCAAGCAAAAGACACAGCTTGCCGCTTCCGTCACTGTGTCCGGATTTGCGTCTTCGTCAGGCAGTACACCAGCTACGGTGAATGACGATGAACTGACTCTCATCTTTATGGGTCTATGAGCATACAGGCTAAATCACTTGCAGATGGTCAGCTCCCTTCGTCAAAGGGAACGCTCTATACGTGCGGCACGACTTCTGCCTTCATTCGCGTAATCAGGACCACGAGCACGATCGATAGTCAAACCGTGGTGATTTACGTGAAGAGGAACGGGAGCGTCTCCAGAGCACTCGGTCAGGCATTTCTCAATACCGCGGAAACCGAGGAATGGCTTGATAACGCACTTGAGTTGTCGAACGGGGACGTGATCGAGGGGTATGCTACAAATGCGGCGGCGGTAGATTACACCATTACAGGTGCCGAGCAGACATGAAAAAGATTGATGCACAGGGCCGCATAGTCCTTTCAGGTGGTAACAGCGGTTACTCCGGCTATTCGGGATACTCAGGGTATTCGGGGCTGAGTACGTCCGGCTATTCCGGATTCTCCGGCGTGAGCGGATTTAGCGGTCCGGGGGGAGGGAACAGCGGTTACTCGGGGTACAGTGGTATCTCAGGCTACAGCGGGTATTCATCGACCGTGGCTGGGACTTCTGGATACAGTGGCTATTCGGGCTACTCAGGTGCCGGGACATCGGGCTACAGCGGTTATTCGGGATTTTCCGGGAAATCGGGTTATAGCGGCTACTCCGGGTACTCGGGACCGTCCGGCTATTCAGGTTACTCGGGTTACAGTGGTCCTTCCGGGTATTCGGGTTACAGCGGACAGAGTGGCTATTCGGGGTACAGCGGTGTCGGCACGTCCGGATACAGTGGCTACTCCGGTGCAGGGGTATCCGGTTACAGCGGGTACTCTGGTTACAGTTCCACGTCAGGTTACAGCGGGTACTCGGGTCCGGTAGGTACGTCCGGATTTTCCGGGTACTCCGGCCCAGGCGGAGGTCAGAGCGGGTACTCGGGTTACTCAGGCTATAGCGGACCGAGCGGCTATTCAGGCTACAGTGGGCCGTCAGGTTACAGCGGGTACAGTGGCCTGAGTGGGTATTCCGGTTACAGCGGCGTAGGAACCTCCGGCTACTCAGGATACAGTGGTCCGGCCGGGGGCGGCGGTACCTCAGGATACAGTGGTTATTCCGGCTACAGCGGGATTTCCGGCTACTCGGGGTATTCAGGTTACAGTGGCACGGGAACGTCCGGGTACTCCGGCTACAGTGGAGCAGGAGTAAGTGGTTACAGTGGGTATTCCGGACCTTCCGGTTACTCGGGTTATAGCGGCGTGTCAGGCTACTCGGGTTATAGCGGCGCGGGGACCTCCGGGTACTCGGGCTACAGTGGGGCCGGAACCTCGGGCTATTCAGGTTACAGCGGAGCCGGGACGAGCGGCTATTCCGGATACAGCGGTGTAACAGGCGGAGCAGGTACAAGTGGCTACTCCGGATACAGCGGTGCCGGGACTTCAGGATACTCAGGGTACAGTGGTGCGGGAGTGAGTGGTTACTCCGGCTATTCGGGTTACAGTTCAACTTCCGGTTACTCGGGCTACTCAGGAATAAGCGGCTTTTCGGGGACAAACCCCGGAGCTTCCGGCTACTCCGGGTATTCGGGATTTTCGGGGTATTCAGGACTCAGTGGTACGGGTACCGTTACTTTCTGGATAAGTGCCGATAGTTCCGACATAGCAACGTATTACAATCTATACCCGTACCCGTCTCTCAGCGGGGAATCGCATTTCGGTCAGTCGATCACGGGTGCGGCGGCTGATACGCTGTTGTCAAGTTCGTTTGCCACGCAATCTCAGTGGCCGAACACACCCGCTATCCCAGCAGGGACGTGGCGGTTCTACGCATGGCTTTACCTTACCGCACACGGCGGGAACGGTTCGGATTACGTGTACTTCAAGATCAAGAAGCGGACGACCGGAGGCTCCGAGACGGTCCTCTTCACGACGGGGTACACACCCGCTCTTACCAACACGATCACGATGTATGAGGTGGACTCGTCGCAGAACGCCTTCCAGCTTAACGCGACAGACAGGCTCGTGTTCGAGGCGTGGATTCACACGACGAACACATCCGGTACTGACACGATCGCAATGGAGAATGGGTGGAATGGTACAACAGCATACACCTACATCAACACTCCAATCGCGACGGGCGGAGGTGTCTCAGGCTACAGCGGGTACTCTGGTTTCAGCGGTGCGGCAGGGGGTGCAGGGACATCCGGTTACAGTGGGTATTCAGGAGCAAATCCCGGCGCAAGTGGCTACAGTGGATACTCAGGTTACAGTGGGTCCGCTGGTGGAGCGGGAACTTCCGGCTACTCAGGGTACTCCGGTTATAGCGGGCCTTCGGGGTATTCAGGGTATAGCGGATTCAGTGGTCCTGCAGGTGGTGCAGGGACAAGTGGTTACTCCGGGTACTCAGGAGCAGGTACATCCGGTTACTCAGGTTACAGTGGCTACTCAGGTCCGGCAGGAGGAACGGGAACATCTGGATACAGTGGCTATTCAGGAGCGAATCCCGGAGCGAGCGGGTACAGCGGGTTCTCCGGCGTAAGCGGCTACTCAGGGTACAGCGGTGCTGGCACCTCCGGCTATTCAGGGTACAGCGGCCTTGGAACGCAGTACCCCTGGAAGGGGAACTATAACGCTGGCACGGCGTACAGCGTCAACGACTGCGTTGACTACAACGGCGCAGGGTACGTTTGCATCCAGGCAGGAACAGGGCAGACACCTGACAGCAGCCCAACATACTGGAACCTCCTTACAGCCTCCGGCTACAGCGGGTACTCAGGAAAATCGGGATACAGTGGCTATTCCGGGACGAGCGGCTACTCAGGCTACAGTGGCATCTCCGGGTACAGCGGCTACTCGGGCCGTAGCGGCTACAGTGGGTACTCAGGACGGAGTGGGTACTCCGGGTTCTCAGGAGCTTCCGACATTCGGCTCAAGAAGGACATAAGGCCGTACCGGGAAGGCATGAACCTGATTGAGCAGATCAACCCGATCTGGTACAGGTGGAACGGCCTGTGGATTTACTCCGCCGATGACCGCGACTACGTTTCGGTGATAGCGCAGGAGATAGAGGCGATCGCTCCGTACGCGATTGACAAGGTGAAGGGAAAGCTATACCCCGAAGGAGAAGAGACGGACATCCTCATCTTCGACGTGAAGCCTCTGGTGTTTATGCTCGTCAACGCTGTCAAAGAACTCAATGCACGTGTGAAAAAGCTCGAAGGTAAGTAGTGGCATCCGTAGCTACAGACAACTTTAACCGCGCCAATAGCACGGGACTTGGGGTGAACTGGACCGCCCCTAGCGGGAAAACGTCCTGCAATGTGTACAACAACATTGCTACCGGCCCGAGCGGTGCAGGGTACGACTACTACTCCGGCGTGAGCTTCGGAGCAGATCAGTATTGCCGTGGCAGAGTAGCACAGGCCCCAAATGCAGTAGGACGGTGGGTAAGGGTCGGTGTTCGCACAGGAGGAGCGAACGGCGCGGGGTACTGGCTCCAGGCCAACGATACGAACTGCACGCTTCTCTACACCGACACGAGCGGTACCGATAACACGATTGAAAGCATTGCGGTCGGCTTCGGCACGTCCGATCTCGCTGAAATCCGGGCGATCGGGACAACGATCAGCGCGTACAAGAACGGGAAGCAGATCGACAGCGGGCACACGGACAGCAACCTCTCGTCGGGAAGTCCGGGAATAGCGTGCTTCGACAACAACAGCCAGATCGACGATGTGATCATGGGGGACACCTCCCTCATCATGCTGGATGGGGTTGTCACCGTAACAAACGGAACAGGTGAGTCCTCCGGGACCTATACAAGTAGCGCACTTACGATCGCGGCCAACAGTAACCGCCTTCTCATTGCGTGCTTCGCGATTACGGGTGGTTCGTCGGGACAGGATGCGGACACCGTTACATGGGACAGCGTTGCGCTGACGGAGTACATCAGCATCAACAATGCCACGCACCCGGCCCTAGCGTCTGTCTGGTATCTTAAGGCTCCCAATACCGGGAACAAGGTATTCAGCTTCCATCTTTCGGGAAACTGCGCCTGCGAGGTCAACCTCATATCGCTGTTCAATGTCAACCAGACCACGCCCATCCGTGGCTCGCAGACAAGTACAGGAAGCACGGCCACCCCGAACATGACCATTGCGAGCGCAGTTAATGACATCATCATCGACTGTGCATCGAGCTATTACTCCAGCCCACCGGACGTTGTGGCTGGTACAGACCAAGTGTTTCTTTCTTCCTACACCGACACCGGAGGGGCGGAGGATGATATTGTCGATAGCAGTATGACCCCCGGCTCTGCGTCTGAATCTATAAGCTGGACTCTCGGAGCCGGTGCTAGGAATTGGGCGTACGCGGCAATCTCTGTCGAACCATCGTTCACGAGTGCGAAGCCCACTGGCCCGTTCCCCACGTTCAGGCCGGACCTCTCATAACAAACACAACAGGAGAAGTCATGGTAGATATCAAAAGGTACAACAGGCTGAAAGATCAGGGCCTCGCAAAGGTCATTTCACAGGGTCCCGGCCTGTACAGCGTGCGGTTCTCCAGGTTCGATGTTGAGAACGGGCAGGAATTGGAACCGGAAATCCAGCCCCTCTCCATGGAAGAGCTTCTCACGGTGAGGGCGACTCTGGAATCCCAGGTTCAGGCCATCAATGAGATCATCGCTCAGATGGTGACTGCATGATCTCCATCGTCATACCCACATATTCGAACGCGAAGGGCTTTCAATCTTGCGTTGAAAGCATCCTCGAGAATTCGACACTGGATGACTACGAGATTGTCGTAGTCGCCAATGGCGCACCACAGGAGACGCGGGAAACGATTTTCGCTCTCGAGCATCGGGCACGCGTACAGAGCAAGTGGTTCGATGAGCCGATCGGCATGACACGGGCAACGAACGAGGGCATCAAGCTTGCCAAGGGCGATTTCATTGTCGTCCTGAACGACGACACGGTAATTCTCGGCCCCGAGTGGCTCAAGCTTCTGCAGGAACCATTTGCGGATGCAACTGTCGGCGTGACGGGACCGCAGAAGGAACATGACCCGAACTCCAATCACGACTTCCTCATCTTCTTCTGTGTGATGATTCGGAGGGACGTGTTTGCCCGTATCGGGATTCTGGACGAGGTGTTCAACCCCGGCTTCGGAGAGGACACGGACTTCTGTATCCGGGCCGAGCGTGCCGGATTCAAGGTGGTGACGGTGCCCAGTGAGGAGGGGCATTTCCTTGCCGATCATCCGAACAGTTCTGATCTCCCCGAATGGAAGAAGCAGAAAATGTGGGTGGGGCAGTTCCCCATCTACCACGACGGGGAGCAGACCTTCAGCAAGCTTAAGGACACCGACTCCATCCTTGAACGGAACCGGAAGATTCTTCATGACCGCTACGCCTCACCATACAACATCGATTATGCCGTACGTATCGATGGCTGGATGGCGGAGGAGGAACTGCGTTGGCTTGCAAAGAAGGCCACGGAACACAAAACCGTGATTGAAGTTGGAAGTTGGCACGGCCGCAGTTCAAGGGCTATCGCCGACAACCTCCCGGCGAACGGCAAGCTCTACTGCGTGGACACTTGGGGAGGGTCCAGCGGGGAACCGGACGCGCACGGCTCAGCGAAGCAGAAGGAAGGCGATAATGCCTTCATCTACTTCAACAAGCACATGAGCGAGCACCTCCTCACCGGGAAGGTCCGGGCAATCCGCATGACGAGCACGAACGGGGCGGAACTTCTCAAGGACCTCGCCATACAGGCGGATATGATCTTCATCGATGCTGATCACAACTACGAAAACGTGAAGGCGGACATCGAGAGTTACCTTCCTCTTCTCGCCCCCGGTGGCCTCATCTGCGGACACGACTACAGCGAAGAACAACTTGTGTGGGTGGGCGTGAAGCAGGCGGTGAACGAACGGTTCCCTAACGTCTCCCGCGCCCCGAAAACGTCGATCTGGTACGTGGACCCGAAGAAACTCGCTCCGGTGAGGAAACGCGAGGTATATGATTGTTTCGTGTTCTTCAACGAGCTGGACCTCCTGGAGATGCGCCTCACGGAGCTGGATGGGGTGGTTGACCATTTCGTGGTGGTCGAGGGAGTCAAAACCCATTCCAACCAGCCGAAGCTGCTCTATTTCAAGGAGAACGCGGAACGGTTTGCCCGTTGGAAGGACCGAATCATTCACGTGGTGGTGGACGATTACCCGGAATTTACCAACGCGTGGGACAACGAGCGCCACCAGCGCGATTCCATTTTGAAGGGTCTTGTTGGCTGTCAGGATGACGACATCATTATCATCTCTGACGTGGACGAGATTCCGAGGGCGCACATGGTGGAGACCTACAATCCGAAAACTGGTATCGGATTCGTGGAACAGGACCTCTACTACTATTTTCTGGATTGTCAGTGCACCCACAAATGGAACTGGCTCCGCATACTCCCGTGGAAGCTGATGAAGGGCATGACACCCTGTCAGGTCAGATACTTCCCGGCCACAGAAAACATAATCCCGAACGGGGGGTGGCACTTCTCCTTCATGGGCGGGGTGGACCGTATCATTGACAAGGTGAAGGCCTACGCCCACCAGGAGTACAATACCCCGGACTTCCTGGACCCGAAACGCCTCTTGGAGAAGGTGAGGGCTGGCGAGGACATCTTCGGCAGGGACGAGCATTATAAGATCGTCCCCGTGGATGACTCCTTTCCGGGCTACGTTCGGTCCCACAAGGCGGAACTCGCAGGGAAGGGATATATAGCCGGACTTACCAAGCGGACGGTGACCGCGGAGATTTCCACCAAGGACCGCTATTTCACGACGCTCCCGATGGCGGTGATGTCGGTGGTAAACCAGACCCGGAAACCTGACAGGCTCGTTATCTTTGACGACGGCGAGCAGAAGGACCTCCGCGAGGTCTCCCCCTACAAGGCCCTTCTGCAAATGTGTCAGGATGCGGGAATCGCGTGGGAGGTTCAAGCCACCCCGCGCATGGGGCAGGTGGCCAACCACCAGCACATGCTCGACACCGCACAGACCGATTTCGTGTGGCGGCTTGATGATGACAACGTGGCGGAGCCTACCTGCCTCGCCAAGCTCCTCGAGTCCATGGAAGACCCGAAGGTGGGGGCGGTGGGCGGTCTGGTATTCCACCCAGGCGCAGTTCAGCCTCTTCCCAGATTCGTCACCGCGAAGATGGAGGACATCTTTACCGGACTGAACATGCAGTGGTTCCAGTGGAACGGTGGGCCGCGTGAAGCGGAACATCTATACTCCACATTCCTCTACCGCGTGGAAGCCGGGAAGGCCGCAGGCGGGTACCAGAAGAACCTTTCCCCGGTTGGGCATCGCGAGGAAACAATATTCACGCACTCCATCCAGAGGGCGGGGTACAAGCTACTGGTCAATCCCGGTGCCAAGACATGGCATCTCAGGGAGTCCAGCGGAGGAATCCGCTCCTACAAGGAAGGTGGACATTGGGACCACGACGAACTCATCTTCCGTGAGAAGCTTTCCGAGTGGAGAATAGCGGTCCGCGCAAAGAAAGTTATCGTGCTGGATTGCGGCCTCGGTGACCACTGGGCCTTCAAATCGGTGTGGCCGGAGATCAAGGAAAGGTATAAGGATGGGGATGTCATTCTGGCGGTGTGCTTCCCGGAACTGTTCCCCGGAGAGAATCTGATCTCGATCGCCGATGCGAAGCTCCTCCTGGGCGACAAGTTCGATCAGACCAACATCTACAAGTGGATGTGGGACAACGGGTGGAACAAATCGTTGCCAGAGGCATGGCGGGAGTTCCTCAAATGATAGTACTCTCGCCCTATTCCAGACCGCTACGCAACGGTGAACCAAACCCGAAGGACTATCCGTTGTGGCATACTGTAGTCAAGCGTCTCGGCAAGGATGCGGTGTTGCAGATCGGGACCTCCGGAGAGAAGCCCATCGCCGGAGTTTCAGACTTCCGTGACAACCTGTCCATGATCGAAATAGAGGACCTCATACACCAGTGCGACACATGGATGTCGGTTGACAATTTTCTTCCGCACATGGTTCACTGCCTGGGTCTCAAACCGGGAGTAGTGGTGTACGGAAAGTCGGACCCGAACATCTTCGGTTATCCGGAGAACCGAAATCTCCTCCGGAACAGGAGGTTCCTACGGAAACTACAATTCGACATCTGGGAAAGAGAGAAGCTGGAGCCACAGGTTTTCGTGACTCCGACTACCGTAGTGCAGGCCGTGTTATCATTGGTAAAATAAGAGGGGTCAAGGTGACAGAACTAGTGAGAAAGACGGGCAGAGGTTTCGCTAAAACGGCAATCGTACTCGCAACAGCGTTTGGCGGAGGTCTGATAGGGGCCGTATTCAACCAGGGCATAGAACACCAGAAGGTAGCGGCTCTCGAACAGAAGGTGGCGGCTCAGGACGCTTTCGCCCAGGGGCTGGTCAGGGAAGATACCGGCATGAAGGAGCGGATTTCCGTTCTGGAAAACACCATCAAGTCCGTTGACACTCAGATGTCCACCATATCGTCCCAACACCAGGACATGATCGGCGATCTCGGAATCATCAAGGGAGAACTCCAGGTGTTACTCAGGTACGCCGGGGGGCAGAATACTGCCAAGTCAACTGCCAAACACAAAGGGGGGTAACATGAAGCACAATTTCGACATAACGCAGTTCGTGAAGGAGAGCAACGGGCAGTTCTCCGGAATGCGCCTTGCCGTACTCATCACGGTGGTCACGGCATGCAACATGGGAATCACCATCACAGCCGCCGTGGCTTCCGGTCTCACCAAGGACCCCGTTGCCGTGGGCACCGTTTGCGGCCTTATCACGACGATGATCACGGGTGCTCTCGGCATGAAGGCTATCCAGAAGGGAAAGGAAGATTCCACACCCCCGGAGGCCTCCGATGGGAAAAATAGCTGATGTGTGGAACGGGGCCGCGTTCCTGATCAAGGCCGCGATAATCCTCGCGGTCCTTCTGGTCGCCCTCATCTTTCTGAACCGCCTGAAACCCGCACCGGACGAGTACAAAGTTCCGGAACCGGACGGGTACGAGGACTACCATGAGGCGACCCCCACCAAGCCGATTCCGGAGAGCAAAGTTCCGGCTTTGCCGAATACCAAACCTGGGCACGTACGCGGGAAGGTAACGGTCACCACCCGCGACACGGTACACACAGTTTCGGGCAAGGATACGGTGATTCAGCACACGGTGGACATCTTCATCCCCACCAATGATCAGCCACCGATAGTGGACGGCGGACCGGGGACGCATGTCGTCTATGCCGAGGTATCGGAACCGTGGTTTGTCATACGGCCCGGAATTTTCGTAGGCGGTACGGTGAACATGAAACTCGAACCGTCGCTTTACGGGGGCCTGCTCATCATACAGGGATGGAAGGTGGTCGATCTGGGGGTGGGCATCGATCGGAACGGACTCGGACCGATGGGCGGCTACGAGTTCTGGCGCGAATTCACCATCTTCGGGCAGTATAACGTCATTACGTTTACGCCCGACAAACAACAGGCTTCCATTGGCATCGCTTATAGGTTCTGATGTCACCAAGTGCCCAGCTCCTGATGGACCTGCTGGACCGCTACCCGAAACTGGGAGTCGATGAAGCGGCTGATCTGTTGTGCTTGAGAAGTCAGAGGGCCAACGAGGTCCTTCGTGAGGTAAGAGACGAATTCAGAAGAAGGAGAGGCTTATGTTCGGACGACTCTATGTATGGAAGGCGAACCCAGGAGACGGACTCTTTGCCTGGCTCCAAAAATTCATCACCGGGGTAGCATACAAACATACCTCCGGTGGAGTGGGTACCATCTATAACGACGGCAGGGAATGGCAGTTTGAAATGTTCCTCTGTGGAACAACGACACCGCTCGGAGCGACAACGCCCGATCTCTGCAGACAGTGGAAGATTAATGCTCCGGACGCAATAGTTCGTGCGGCTTTCATCAACTGCGCGGTCCAGAATTCCGGCAAGGTGTACGGATTCCTGTCGCTACTCAATTACATTCCGCGCCGCATCGTCGAACTCTTCGGATTCAACGGCAGGGGAGTCGCGTTCATTCACGTCGGAAACGTCTGCTCTTCCGCGTGGCTGGTTGACTGCATTCAGGAACTGGCAGTAGCGATGCAGTGGGGTGATCTCTTCACGAAGACGCTCGAGTGGAACCGGAACGTGTTTCATTCGGGCGACATGGTGAACTTGCTACTCAGCTTCCCCAATTACTTTACGGAGGTCTAATGGAATTCGTGTGGGCGGTCGTTGCACTCGCCATCTACGCGCTGTTCGATTACTTCGGCTATAACGCGGCCGAAGTTCACAATTCCGTGCCGGAGTACCGGAAGGTCCAGGTCGTGTTCGCGGCGGTCCTGATAGCCCTCCTCTGGACCTGGATGAACTACCAATCCGTGCTCATGGGCGTATTCATGTGGTGGACTTTCAGCGCGGACTTCATGTACTACCAATGGGCCAAGTGGATAAAGAAGTACCCGGACGAAATTCGCGGGTTTGAGAACGACGTGGAAGGGAACAAGGTCATATGGGCGTGGTGGACCCCGGTAGGACTGGCCATGGGGCGAGCCAAGAACAAGACGAAGCCCATCGACGGACTCATACTTACCGTCCAGATGCTCGTCGGCGTGATCTGCGCCATAATCTACCAAATCATAATCTACTGGTGAAACTGATGGCCTTCGAGCAGGTGATAGGAAAAGTAATATTCAACGAGGTAGGTAATGATCCCAAGAACCCGGAAGGGTATGTCAACAACCCGAAGGACCCAGGCGGAGAGACCAAGTTTGGAATCTCCAAGAAACGGTACCCCAATATCGATATCAAGTCCCTCACTCTGGATGGGGCGCGAGCGTTATATAAGCGGGATTATTTCGACGCAAACCATCTCGGTGATCTCAGTGACGTGGGACTACAATATTACGTCCTCGATATGGTAGTCAACATGGGGTCCGGTCCCAAGCTCTTCCAGAGGGCACTTTTCGTTCCGGATGACGGCATCATAGGACCGCAAACGATCGCGGCGGCAAACGGCAGGGACGCGCACGCCCTCATTGACAAGCTCATCGAACTGCGCGTCAGGCAATACGTCCATGACGTGATCGTGAATCCAGATCAGGTGGTCTTTCTGGGTGGATGGGTTGGACGGGCGTTCATTCGTTTCTAACGAATTTGGATATCATCCACCCGAAAGGTATCAGGAGAACGGTTTGGGTTGGTCCAAGTAAGCGACCCTTGAGGCTTCCGATGATGAAGCCAGAATCGGACGGCATGGAGACAAGCAAACACAGCAAGATAAGGCTTATATAGGATAGCAAGCAGACTCCCGAATGGCGAGAAACAAAGAAGAACCAACGCCGTGTGAATGTTCCCAGCATGGAGGTTAACCTGCCAGAGCGGGAAGAGGAGGATGAAGAGGACACTGCCATATCTGAACTCCTTTGCCTTTTTGAAAATTCCGAGCATACACGCTACCATGAGCCAGTAATTGATCTGGCACGCGCTGAATAGATCGAATAGCGTAAACGGCCACCACGTCCACCGCGTGAAGTCCTTGTAAACCCATCCGATTCCGAACAACTTTCCCCTCGGAATGATCTTGTCGAACCGGCCTAACGCGGCCCAATAGTAAACTGGAAAGTCGAATCCGTATCTCTCCTGGGCGAACACGGCGGGGACGTACCACAAGATTGCCAATATTAGAATTATTGCTACTCCCGTCCGGCTGGTCAGTTTTTCAAGGTCGTCTATCCGCAACCATGCCCACCAAAGAATGACGCAAGCCCATATCCAATAGTTGTCCAGGATAAAGGGCCACCACCATCCTTCCGCATGGCCAGTATTAATATTGAGATTCACTTTTTCTCCTTGAGGGCACGGATGGCGGCGGCGATTTGTTCGGTCAGGTCCATCACGTCATACTCATCGTTTGAGAATGTCTCAACTTCCTTCGCCGCCTCCTCCAGCGCCTCGTTCCTGGCGAGGGGGGACTTGGACGCGAGCAGCTTACTTGCCTTGATGCTGTCGTCCGCTGAAATGGCGCGGTGAGAAATCCATGCTTCGATGCTGTCGTATTCGCCTGTCATTGTTCCTCCGGCTTCGGTTGGGGGGTGCCCATGGGTGGGGCTCCTGATTTATGAAACAAGTTCACCGCGTCCACATACGAAGGCTCGACATTCCCTAACCAGCAAAGTGCTCTCCTCCAAGTCAAGCTGTTTTCCGTCGTGGCGCGAGCATAGAATCTCGTACTGCCAATGTCCAGAATCTACGTGGTTGCACTGAAATACGAGGTCTGGATATACTTGGGACAGATAGCCGAGAACTGCCTGTGCTGTCCCAACAGTTTTAGTGCACCCGAGTTTGTGGCGTATCATTTCCCTTCCTCCTTTCGATCACCAGAGGGGACATTTTCCGTCCCCGAATGAGACTGTTTGTCATGGCGGGAGAGGAACGAGTCCGTCGCTTCGACGATGTGCGTCAGCGCGTCTCCGAGTGCCCGTGGATTGTCGAGGCCATTCCAGTATTCGTTGACGTGCCGAATCAGGTCTATCGCCTCTCTCATCTCCTCGGCGTGGCGGGATTCAAGGGCGTGGAGACGGTCAACGAGAAACGCATTATCCCATCTTGCAACGTCCATCTCCTCGGCGTGCTTCGATTCGGCGGCGTCAGCACGGATGTATTCAACATCGGAATCATTGACCCGCTCGTGGCACCATGTAACGTGACCGGTCTCAACCGGTATCGGGCCGCGGTCATCCTCGATTTGCAAGTATATTTTCTCCGGCATGTCCGGCTTCGGTTGGGGGGTGCTCATGGGTAGGGCTCCTGTGGATGAAATTGGATAATAATCTTGGGCGACTTAACCTCCAGACTACCGATGTGATTTCCGCAGAGATCGTATGCCGCCCCGCAGATTGGACAATGATACTCGCCAGTGAATCCATAGCAGTCTCTCCCACAACAATTCAGCCGTTCCACAATCTCAGTTCCTACCCCGAAAAATTGGCGTGGATTGATGGGATAAACTATGCTCATGTCTTGTCCTTTCGATCACCAGAGGGGACATTTTCCGTCCCCGAATGAGACTGACGGGTAGCGAGAAAGGCGGCGACAAGTTCCTTTTTGCGTTGCGGCCCAAGCGTTATCTCACTTTCGCCGCCCGTCCAGTCATAGACAGCCATCACATAAGCCCACGCAATGCCCTCTCTCATCTCCTCGGCGTGGCGGGATTCAAGGGAGGAGAGACGGGCAGTCAAGCGACGGATTTCACTTGCTTGCATCGCGAACGTCCACTTTGCGCGCTCGGCGACAGACTCGACGCCCTCGTGGAGTATGGGATTCTCTGCCTCGACGCTCCGCATCTCCTCGGCGTGCTTCGATTCGGCGGCGGCCAGAGCGGTTTTGAGGCGTTCGTTCTCCGCTCGGAGTTTCACGATGTCGTCAGCGATGATGCTACGCGCCGCGATTTGGCCGTCTCGTTTCGACAAGTCTACTATGCGCCCAATCTCAAGCGTTACCATGTGTTTATGAAGTTCGTTCTCGTTCATTTTCCCCTCTTGTCTTTGTGGAGGCGGACGGAGGTGACGGTGACGGTGACCTGATGCGTGTGGTCGTCGCATCGCTTGGCCTCAAGAAGCGACTTCCCATAACCGAGGAAGCGCACCCACGGACCGCCGCACCATCGCAACACGTTCGGGCCGCCAGCATAGCCGATGTACTTCCTCACCCTCCCGGTAGCGGGTTTCGTGGAATGGGTCATGAGACCTCCGGGTGATCGTGGTACTCATCGTCAATCGTGGAGAATGAGCCCCAACCAATGGCCCACGTAAGCCCCTCCAACACCTGATAAAGCATTGGCGGCCCGGCGGGGTAGGGCGTACCTTCCCACAGCCACATCTCCATTGCTTCATGGCCCTTCCGCCACTCAATCAGTTTGGCCGTCCAGTAAACCAGCCAGCCCGGAGAAAACTTGTATCCCAGCGGGTGCTTATGCAGTTTCATTCTCTCCTCCTTTGACTAGAGTGACACGCTCGACTGAGTCCATTTTCCCCGCGAGGGGGACGGACTATCCCGCCTTCATTGTTTTAGCGAGTAACGTCAGAGAGTCCTCTTACGACCGTTCATTGACCCCCGCTACGGTTCCTCGCCCGTACCAAGAATTTCGAGGGCGGTTTTGCCGTAGGCGACCGTTTGTTCCATCACGCTTTTTGCGTTCTTTCTCGTGTTACAAGATTTGCACAAGAGCTGCCAGTTGGAGGGCGCGTTGAAATCCTGGCGGTTCGGGTTAATGTGATCTCCCTCCAGTTCAGTCGGCGGGAAGTGGTCGCCGCATATAGCACACTTCCCGGCCTGCCTCACGTACAGTTTCTCCCTAAGTCGCGGGGAGATCCTCTTCCGCTTCTCCCTGCCGGGGTTCTCTAGCCGCTCTCGCATCAGGGTCTTCACGGCGCGGTCGAATTCGGAGGTGCCGTAGACTGACCGCATCTTCTTCAGGGCTTCGAGACAGGTGAGTTCTTCCATTACTTCACCGCCATCTTGGTTGTAAGGAGCGTGAGTGCGTCACCTACTTCTTTCGGCATCGTGACCACCTTGCCTTCTTTAGAGCAGTCTTTGTGCGGGCGGTGCCGCTCGCCGCAGATCGAGCAGTCGATCAAGGGCGCAGTAACAATCTCCCTCTTAACGGGTACAAACGAATTGATGTTACTGACGAACGCCGCGAGGGAGTGACGACAGTGTTCACCCCACCACTCGTTACGAAAGTAGACTCCGAGCCGTCTGCGAATTTCATCATTACTGACAGCAGCAAGCTCTTTGGCGAATCTGAGGTCTTTCCCCGTGATGATGTACGTCTCGCCGACATAATGACTCTCCCAGGCTTGTTTGAAGACTAGTGCCTTTGCGTATGGCTCGTCTGACTTTAGAATTCTCGGCATCGGTTCCTATGGAGACTTGACAAAACGATTGCTTTTCCGTATACTCAAATAGGGTAATT